ACCGTCTCTTCCGCGGTCGCGTCGTTGCGGTTTCCGTTTCGCAGGACGTTTCGCACCGGTCTCGCATCGAAGGAGGCCAGGGAAGGGGCGCGTCCCCTTCACTTTCCACAGCCTTTTACGGTCCGTTGGCGTAGCGTAGGACGGTACGTAACGGCTGGTAGATGGCCTATTCTGCGCGTAGCACGGCGGTTTGACGCATTTCTGGGAGGTTTCGAGCGGTTTTCGTCGGAGCTGGGACGGTTCGTGGGCGGTTCGTGGGCGGTTCGGTCCGCTATCAGGGGTTTTCGGGGTTGCGGGCGGCGAGGAGGGCTTTGTGGGCGTCGCGGCAGGTTCGTTCTGCTTGGCCGAGCCCTTCGGGTGGTTTGTGGGTTGCGATGAGGCGTTCGAGGGTGTTGGATCGGCTTCGGTCGGCGAGTCGGGCGAGGGTGTCGAGGTAGTGGATGGCTTCGTCTCTGAGGCGGATGCTGGTGACCTGTTTGGCGGGCATGTCGTCGATCGTACTACGTTTCGTCGTCGTATCGACTACAGGGCTCATTCGAGGTCGATCGGAGCATCATCTTCGACCCAGGTCGGTGCGGAATCACTGCCTGTCTCGAGCGGCTTCCATCGATGTTGGCCGTCGGCGTGAACCTGACACGGTTCGTAGGCCGGCAAGGCCGAAAGAATTATACGTTCGACCAGATTGCTTCTGGAGCGGCCTTCGGCTTGCGCGGCCAGCGCGAGTCGCTCGAGGATCTCCGGATGGATCGAGAACGTGACGTTTCTGCGGGGAGTGGTCATACAGGCATGATAGCAGATCCCATGAGGAATTACGAGAATCCCTTGTATACGGGACCGGGAACGGGTAGGATGGTGGGATGCCGAAGGATCATGACCTCGAACGGGCTGTCACCCGAGCGGCCGGACCGCCCGAAGCAATTCGACCAACCACGAAGCGCCGCGACATCATCGTCGGACTAGCCGCGGTCGGCATCCTCGTCTGGTTGGGCTCAGCAGTGCTCGCCTTGATCTTCAACGACTTCGGAGCCGCCGCCCTTGGCTCAACACTCGGAATCATGGTCGGCGCAACGATGTCACGGAGGAAGCGGTGACCCAACCCGACCACACGCCCTTCCAAGGAACCCTCGACTACTCAAAGGACCAACCATGACCCAACCCACCTCGGGCCGACGCATCGCCTACCTCCTCCGTGCCAAGGCCGTCCGCCTCGGATTCGATCTCGAACAACGCGAAGCCTCCGGAACCTTCAGCATCGGCGACCTCGTCGACAACGTCGTCGCCGAGACTCTGATCATCGAACGAGGCGATGTGAGCATCGAACAATACGAAGCCAAACGACCGTGACCCCCGAAGACCGACTCGTCGTCTCCAGCTACGTCCCGGACACCATCCCCCAAGCCCTGTTCTGGGCTGCCATGGTCGGCCCCGGCGTCATATGGCTCAGAGATCGCTGGCTGAAATCCGAAACCCGCCAACGCTGGCACGACCGGGAGACCTCATGAATCCGCAACCCGACCCCGAGATCTGGCCGGTCTGCGGCGAATGCAGTGCGCCCTACATCCTGCGCCGCTGCCACGACCTGTTCAACGGCATCTCCCGCTGGCTGTGGCAAACCGACTGCAAACACCGCAAGGCTGCCGCCATCATCCACAACGCCGACGGACCCGTCCCGGCAGAACCCCGATGACCACCCCAGATCGTCGCATCGCCGGAATCACGATCGACACCGCAACGAACTCATCGAGCAACACGCCAGAAGCCGTGATGACCGGCCGCACCATCGCCGAAATCATCGGGTGGCGCCGCAACCCCGACTTCCAGAGCCACAACAGCGAAGACGAATGGATCACCGCTGACCGTGAAGACGACGGCGAGCGTCGAACCGCCGACCGTGTCGAAGTCGACGACCTGCTGGCCTGGCTGCGAAGTGGCACCTACTTCCTCGGCGAGGTGATGTGGCACAACGACTGGGGCATCCACTTCATCAATACCGACTCCGGGCTCGACGGCGAATGGTTCAACGGACCCACCCTGCTCGCCGCCCTCGAAAACGCTGTTCGAGCCGCCGACAAGGAGACCTCATGAGCATCCAGCGGGTCGTCATCCTGATGACCGACGAACCATGCCCCGTCTACCACCGGCTCACGAACGTCGAGTTCGTCGACCGTCAGAACGTCCCCGTCATGGCCTGCGGGTGGCGCGACAAAAACCAGCGCTGGTGGTCCGCCTACCTGCGACGCGAACACGCCGACCTGTTCGCCCGACCCTGCCACACCTGCTTCAAGGAGAACTCATGACCGTCGACGAAGCACTCCGCCGCATCGCCGAAGCAGCAGCCCTCAAAGCCATCACCCCCGTCGTCCGCGAAGCCGTCGACGATGCCACCCAGAAAGCCTTCACAAACACCGATTTCCAGGCGATCTTCACGAGCCCCGACTACCTGGAATCCGAACGGCAAGTGAAACTGTGGGAACTCCGCGGCAACTACATCGACGCCCGCGCCCGCTACGGGAACTCCGTCGGCGCCGAAACCTTGGCGCAGTACAACACTGCTCGCGCCGCCCTGCTCGAAGCGCTCGAGGAGACGACGTGAACACTGCCACGCTTCGGGACTTCTACAGCCTCGGCCGCGACGCCGTCAAGGCACTCAACCGGCTCGCCAAAGCCGTCGAAGATCACAACCCGGTCCAGCAACCCCAGTTCGAACCCGCACCTCGAGCCCGCGTGTCTCCCGGCTCCGACATCGCCCGAAAGGAATTCCCATGATCCCGACCCCCATCCTCACCCCAAACCAGGAACACGAGATCGCCCAGATGATCGGCGACGCCTTCCCCCACGACTTCGAAGAACTCTGCGCCTACATTCGCACCATCGCCATCAACGATGCCACGGGCTGGCCCAACAAGGCATCCGCTGCCCCCGACTACATCAAAGCGGCCCGAGCCGTTCTTGCCAGACAACCGAAGACGAAACGGACCGTCGAACTCGTCGCAGCCGGCGACACCCAAGGCGAGGCCCTCGAATATCTCATCAACTACCGGAACCGCGACTACCCGGGCTGGACGTTCACCGGAGAAGTCAAGACCTACCCGATGGATTCGCCTGGGTTCCAGATGCGATGCCACGCGCTCGAACCATGATCCTCGACCAACTCAAAGCCATGCCGATCCCCGACGGGCCGTTCATCCTCGCGATCAAAAGCGACGACCCGTCCCGGTTGGCCGACGGCGCCCAACAGATGGTCGACGCCATCTCCGGCTGGTTGCGTTCGGAGGGGCTCACCTGCCCAATCTTCATCTTCATGCGAGATCTCGACGAAATCCGTGTCGTCGACACCGAGATCATGGCCGAGTACGGCTGGCAGCGCATCCCATGACCCTCCACATTCTCAAACTCACCCATTTCTCCCGCTGGAACGCCCGCTGGAACGCCCGCTGCACATGCGGCTGGGCCAGCGACTCGCACGACAGCCGTCGTGCCGCCCGCGGCGCCTTCGCCAACCACGTAACCCAAGCAACCAAGGTGATCCCATGACCATCGACCCGATCGACCTCTACAACCTCCGCAAACTCGTCGACACCGGCCAGCTCGCCAAGCTGCGCCGCTACGCCAAGAACGTCCTCGCGATGCGACAAGAACGCGAACACGTCGACCATCGCGAGGGCTCCATCGCCTCCAGCCTGCCGGCGTTCGGAGGAGTCCGCGGCGGCATCAGCTATTTCACCGGCACCGAGCCCGCCCCGACCCCTGAGCGCGACCAGGCGATCCTCGCCTTCCAGCGCAAGATGAACGACGTCATCCGCTCCAGCAACCTCGACGCCGTCACCGACGACGCGCTCGAAGAACTCGGCGTCCTGCTCGAAGAAATCCCACCCCGTGACCCCACAGCCGGTTTACCGACGGACATCGTCGCCGAAGGTGGATGGACGGCACCGGCATGAAAGTCGTCAGCCTCCATCAGCCGTGGGCGTCACTGTGTGTCACCCGCCAACCATGCGACTGCCGACCGTATTCGTTCATGTCGGATCTACCGCACAGCACGCATTGCCCGGCAGTCTCGATGGTGAAGCGGTTCGAGACACGCTCGTGGCCGTGCCCACCCGCACTCATCGGCGAACGGATCGCCTTCCACGCCACACGGCGGAAGCCAAAGGACTTTGCCCGCATCGGCGACTACGAGATGGTCGAACTGGCCAATGGCGATGTGGTAATGGTTCGGGGGGCTGCTCGCTTCGACCGGTCGCAACACGTCCCGTTGCCGCTCGGTGCGATCGTCGGGTCGGGCCGCATCACCGCCAGCTACCTGATCGTCGCAGATCCGGAGATGCGCGCCGGGGCGTTCGCGATCGCCACGGTCCACGGCGATGTCCATGTCATGACGGCCGACTCTCATCACGTTGAGTACCCAGGACAGACGCCGTACGGCGACTTCACGCCCGGCCGCTACGCCTGGCTGATCGAGGACGCGGCCAGCACCCAGGCGCGCTGCCCATGGTGCTGGGGAACCGGATGTGATGACGACGGATGCGCCGGTGGATGGGTCGGACATCATCACAACTGTCCGGTTTGTGACGGCGCTGGCCACTGCGACCCGATCCCCGCACGCGGCGCGCAACGGATCTGGCGGTGGACGCCATGAAGGTCGGAGATCGCGTCAAGTTCCTCGCGGAGCACAACTCCTACGAGATCCAGGCCGTCTCCATTGACGGCCGCTGGGTGGTCGCGACGAAGCCGTTCAACCTTCGGAACACCGTCATCTACACGCTGATCGACACCGTCGAAGGACTGCGCGGTGTCGACGATTCGCTCGGCAATAGCCTCGGCTACGAGACCCGTGCCGACTGCGAAGAAGCGCTGAAGCTGATCGAGTCCGGGATGTTCGGATACTCGCACCGCCGCCGACCGATGGAACTCGACATCGAATGGGTCCGCATGCCATGAACGACCTCTACGCGCAGCTTCAGGATTTCACGATGACGTCGCGTAAGAGTCTCAACGCGACCTGCCGAGCCGTCGAGCACGTCCTGGCCTCCGGCATCCCCGGCGCCTTCGTCGAATGCGGCGTGTGGAAAGGTGGTTGCGCGATGGCGATGGCAATCACCGCGATGTGCGACGGTGAGCACCGACCGCTCTGGCTGTACGACACGTTCGAAGGGATGACGAAGCCCGCAGAGATCGACAGGACCCATGCCGGGCACTTCGCGGCCGAAATCCTGGCCGCAGCGAAACCAACCGATCATGTGTGGGCGATTGCCGGCATTGATGAAGTGGCAGCGAACATGACCTCGACCGGCTATCCCGCCGATTTACTCAGCCTCGTGCCCGGCCCGGTGGAAGAGACCATCCCGATGCATGTACCCGGCGGGATCTCGGTGCTCCGGTTGGACACCGACTGGTACGAATCCACCTTCCACGAACTCACCTACCTCTACCCGTTGCTCTCCCCCGGCGGCATCCTGATCATCGACGACTACGGGCATTGGGAAGGCGCCCGCCACGCCGTCGATCGCTACAACGCCAGCCTCGAGCAGCCCTTCCAGCTCGAACAAGTCGACTACACGTGCTACCAGACCACCAAACCGAAGGAGACCAGCCAATGAGCCGACCTCGTTTGAAGGGAGACTCGATTGCGTTTCGTCTCCCAGTCCACATGCATGACGTCCTCGTCGTACTCGCCCGGCAAGACGGGTTGAGTCCACGCGACTACGTCGACCGGCTCGTGCAGAAACACATCAACGAGTCGACGCGCTCCGACCCGAAGGCGGCAGCGGCGGCACACGGAGTCGACACCTCGAGCGCCGGCGCAGCACTCCTCGCAGATTTCGGGCTGAAGTGAGCGCCCGCGTCGACGATCTGCGGGATCTGGCGACTGCCCTCGACGATCCTGGCATCCGCCTCCCGGGTCTCGCCGCGATCCTTCGGGACGCCGCCGACCAGATCGAGCACCTCGAGAACATTCGGACGATGGAGCGCGAGGAATCGTCCGAAGTCAACGGCGAACTGAAGACCTGGATGAACGAAGCGTGTGAACTACTCCACGAAATCAGGGCGACGTTCGCCAACTATCTCGCGTTCCCTGATGATGCCGTTGTCGCTGTCCTCCGCAAAGCTGAAAATCCATGACCGTTGAGTTGACGAACGGTGAGAAGAGGCATCATCCGGACTGTTTCGCTGTGGCTCACCATGGCGTTCTTGTCATCACCCATCAGCGCTACAACGACAGGCAATGGGTCGCGTCGTATCCGTTGACGAGCGTGACAAGGTGGGGACCATGAGAACGCTACGTGACTGTCTGGTCGGCTGGTACGTCTATCGGCTTCGGTGGTGGTGGCGCGTCAAGCGTGGCCGCTGCCCACTTGGCCCGCCGCCGCCATGCCCGGAGTTTGAGGAGATTGAGCTCACAGCGGTCACCCACTGCATCACCGAGGAGAACCCATGCGACTCTGCGTGACCGGTGGCCGTGCGTTCAGTGACCGCCAGTTCGTCTTCGACACGCTCTCCGACATCAACCGCAAACACGGGATCGACGAACTCGCCGCGGGTGACGCCGGCAAACTCGCGCCGCATCCGGCTGAGGGTTCAACCTGAACTAGAGGTTCAAGGTGTCGCCCCGGTCGCACGACCAAGCGCATGCGACCGGGGAGCATCCGACCAACAGGTGGAAAAGTCAAATTCCTGCGGTCCCTTCATCGCGTCCCGACTCACACGGGCTGATAGCGACTAACCGGATGCTTGCGACTGTGTTCGAAGATAGCTGTCGGCGCGCCGTCCCGGATGTTTCCGGTCGACACGGTTCATGCCTCGAGCTGCGGTAGCGACTTTCCAACGGCTGATGTCGACGCAGCTACTCATCCACACCATCTCCTCGGTGTCGAACACGCGCCACCAATGAAGCTGGTGCCGCGGATCGCGCATCGCCCGGAACCGCTTCACGGCTCACTCCAATCATCATCTTCGCCGACCAGGCGACCGATGAACACCATAGCGATGTACGCCACCGCGCCAGCACCAACAAACACGCTGGCACCGATCACCCAGTTCACGATTCGCCACCCAGATGGAAAGTCGAGTAATTCTCGTCGTCAGTGAGAAGACCTTGATTGGGATCCAGTGGAAGGTGGGCGACCGAGACGTCGGTGATCTCGGTCGTCGCGAACCGGAAACGGTGGTGGCCGGTTAACCCGTAATGCGTGTCCGCCCAAACCTGCCTTTGCGCGACGGTTGCCTTGCGATGTTTGTTCAGCACGTCAACCCAGGTTGCCACGTGATGGCAGTCGAGACAGTTGGCGGTGACGGCCCACCTCATGCCCGGGCCCTCCGGCGTACCATCTGGAGGCAATGCTTCGCCTCCGCCCACGGTCTACCTTGTCGGGCGTACCAGAACATCGGGTCGAGTCCCTCCCATCGGCTGCACGGCAGCTTCGCTTCGGTGATCGGGCCGCCGACGTCGGCATAGAGGAGCCCGCGGGCGATCCGGGACACCTGCGCGCCGGCGACCCCAAAACGGCGGGACAACTCGACCTGAGTGACGCCGTGGGCCGCCTGACTCCGAAGCATGACGACCTGGTCGTTGGTCAGCTTGCGCTTGTACTCGTTCACGACTTGCCCTTCTCGAACACCATCAAGGTGCTGACATTGGATGCTGAGTGGAGCTGTCGTCGTCCCTCGGGCTGAGCGCGGTAGCCGGAGACGTGAAGTTCATCCTTCAATCGGAGATGCGTCAGGGCGTCCACAACCATCCGGCGTTGCCAGTGCTTCTGCCCCGAGACAACCTGGTCCTGAACCTTGACGAACAACAGGCCGCCGCGGGCCAACACTCGCGCACACTCGACGGCCCCGCCGCAGATCAGTCCATCCCGCTGGGCCACAGACAGGTACTCGTTGATGCCGTAGTTCCCGTCGAGAGCATGAGCTGACGTGCCGACATACTTGTAGGGCGGGTCGAAGACGATTCGGGGAGCGCTGTTGTCAAGTAGCGGGAGATCCAGGAAGTCCCAGTGGAAGTCGGTGGCGAAGCGTTCGTCCAGGTCCGACATGATGAGGTTCTCGGGTTGCCACAGGTTCCAGAATTTGCCGGAGTTTGCTGTCGCGTCGATTGTCGGCACCTCAGCATCGAGATAGCCGAGGGTGACACAATCGACGATTGCTTGCGCGTTGGTGGTGCGGGCCGGATCGAATGCGTAGACAGTCATCGCTTCGCCTCCGTCAGTTCCTGACGGTGTTCCTCGAGGTGCTCAGCGCGGGTCATCGCTTCGAGGTTGTCGATTTGGTCATGCAGGCCGTCACGATTCTTGTGATGGACGATCATGCCCCTTGGTAGTGGCCCGTGGGTGGCTTCCCAGACGGCGACCGCCCTGGGCCTCCAAGTGTGTGGTTCGGCGACTTTGACCCAAACGCGGGTGTCCCCCGTTTTCGAATGAACCCGCATCCGCTCCGTCCCTACGGGCACCGAACGCGGATGAACCTCCAGGGAGCGAAGGGTGGCGGCCGCATCCCGGTGGAGGCTCGAACAGCGCTGGCTGCAATATTGGTTAGTGGACCGACGAACCTCGCTCCCGCACGCCAGGCAAGCCGACCGAGGCAGCTTGCCTACCGGTCGATCCGCCTGAACATCCCCATGCATTCGCCAGCGTTCGTGATGTGCCCCGCACCATCCGCGACACTTCGATCGTCGCGTGCACCCAGGGACGGAGCACAGCTCCATGGCTTGTTCCAAGACGTTCATCAATCCTCCACTCCCAACCAGCCCAGGAGATTGATGAGCGTCGGCGCGAGGTAGTCGCACATCTTGTACATCAGCTCGGGCTCCACTGGGTCTTCGAGTAGGATGGCGGTGCGCTTGCCGGCGCCGACCGCCCAGCCGAGTTCGAGGTGCGCCGACTTGCCGCACGGCAGTACAAGCACGAACGTGTCGGCCTGCTCCATTGCGGCGAAGTCGGCGGCAAACCCTTCGAGCGCACGAGGGTGCTCGATCATGCGGAGGTACTTATCGACTTCCTCCCAGTCGGAACCCTTGGATGGTGAGGCGAACTTGTTGTTGCCGAGGAAGCACGAGCCGTAACCAGTGACGACATGACGCCAGATCTGCGGATCATCAGACGGGTTCCAGTCGGGCTCCCAGAATCCGAGACCAGCGAACGTTGAATGCTTGATGGTGAGCGCGCAGTGCTCGCAGAACACGATGCTGTCGACATCGGTCTTGACTTCCTTCCATGAGAACCCGGTGCCGCCTTCGGGGTTCTTGAAGTCGTAGTGATCGATGCCCGCGGCTTTTAGCGCGGCGCACACTCCGGCCTGGAATTCGTTGCGCCACGAGCTGGCGACGTAGACATAGTTCGGTCTCATGAGGTTCCTTTAGGTCAGGGGTAGCGCATCGCGGCGCGTTGGAGGGAGTCGATGAGGGTTTGCTGTTCTTCAGGCACCCACCACACACCGGCCGCGAGTCCAGCTTCTTGGAGGGCGTCGAGCCATCCTTGCTGAGCGTCATCGAGCTTGTTGGGTTTGCGCTTCAGCTCGATGAAGAAGGCGTGTCGATGGCCGACGATGACGAGATCCGGGAACCCGGCGTGTCCAGCGATCGGGGTCCGCCAGCCTTTGCCGGACTGGGCGGGGCGAGAATGATGGACGCGGTAGCCGAGCGTCATGGCGGCTTCGATGATGGTGCGCTGACATTCAGCTTCGGTCGGCCGGTCAGCCATTCGTGGCCTCGAAGGATGTCATGAAGCGGGCAAGGAAGTCGTTGCGGGTCTCCTCGTGCGGGATCGCCATCTTCAACATCTGGGCGATCGCGACGACCGAGATGTTGAGGGCGGCGAACAGTTCGATGACGTCGGTGGCGGTCCCCATCAGTGCTGTGGCAGCCTCGCGGTTGCCGTGGAGTTGTTCGGTCAGCATCGCCTGCCATAGCCGCCGTCCGGCGGTCATCTGAGCCTGGTTGTTCATGTCATTCCATTCCATCCAAGATTCCGCCACAGAAACTGCACGTCATCGCGCCGTGGATCATGGAGCAGAGTGAGTGATCACAGTTCGCGGCTGGGCGGGCGCCGGGGTCATGTCGGTCGCACCACCACTTCCATTGATGGAAGACAATCGACGGCCGCGTGCAGTCCGCTTCGCAGGTTGGGAGCCCGGTCGGGTTCGCGGCTTGACGGGATGGGCCTCGTGCGGCCGTCGATTTCTTAGCCGGTCGCTTTGCCATGGTTCTTCCGTTGCGCGTTGGCGGCCAGGCATATTGCGCACTGCTCCCCGCGCTCGAGGTGGCGGCGGTAGGCGGGGCCCGTTCCGCAGCGCGGGGCATTGTTGGTCCGTCGCTCTTGGGCGTATGGGCGGCGGGCGATGAGGAGTTCGCGTTCGTTGAGTCCGGCGACGACTCCGCCTTTGATCGGTGAGGGAAGATGGAGGGCCCAGTCGAGGCAGTCGGGTTGGACAGGGCAGGCGGCACAGATCTGTTTGGCTTGCGCGATGGCCCATTCCTGGTCGCCTTGGCGTTCTTCGTCGGGGAACATCAAGTCCCACTGGCCGGCGCACGAAGCAGACGTCATCCACGAAGTGTCGGCTAGGACGGCGAGGGGCACGCCTGACATGTTAGCGACCTGTCGACGCGTTCGCAAGAGGGGCATACCGCCGGCCTAACATGTAAGACTATGGAAACCCCCGCACCCAACGGATACGCCGTACCGACCTCGAGGGCGATCACGGTGTGGATGTCGAACGACATCATCGACTACGTCACCCGCGTCGCCGAAGAACTCACCACCCCCGACGACCCGGTCACCCGGAACCGGGCGTTCACGATCATCATCGAACGGCACCGGGAACTCGCAGCCGCCCGCGCGAAGACGAAGGAAAGATCCCAGAATTCCACGCGAGGAATCGCGCTCCACCGACCATAGGAGCCTTGGCGTAGAACGTACAAACCCCCCGGCCGCCTCTTGACGAGGCCGCTGCGGGGGGCGTACAGTTCGTCCTGCTATGAATGAACGGTCTCAGCATATCTCATGAGCGGACGCCGCACAAGAGGCCGGGCCGTCACGTACGAGAAGTACATCCTCTCGAAGGCGTGGCGGACGAAACGTCACGCGAAGCTGGCCCTCAGCCCGGTCTGTGAAGCCTGTGGTGTTGGATTGAAGCTGCACGTTCACCATCGAAGCTACGAACGGTTCGGTGATGAGCTCATGGAGGATCTCCGCACTCTCTGCGAAGGCCACCACACGGCAGTTCATCAACTGGCGAAGCACGTCAGTCTTGCCGCGGCCACTGACCAGATCATCGCTCTGGCCCCAATCTTGACTGCCGGTAAAGTCCAACCTGCGCGCTCCAAGCGAGAACATGCGCCCTGTTACGGCGACCTGCGAAGAGCTTCAGCCGGCCGGAAGGATCGGCCGAAGATGAACGCCTACCAGAAGGCGATCCGGGACGAGCTTCGTTCGGCGAAGCGGCGCGAGGTCAGCAAAAAGGCCAAGGCTGCGAAGTCTCTGGCAAGCGAGCGGAACTTGCTCCGTCAGGCCAACGATCGGAGGCGGGCAGCCGGACGCATCTAGTCACCCTCCAGATACATGCCCCCCGTGCTTGAGGGGTCGTCAGAACAGATTGAGAGGTGCCCCCCCATCCAGCCAAGGCAGGCGGATGTGCCTTACTACAAGGGGGCCGTCAGAGTCGGCGAGACGTATACCGACAAGAACCTTCATCGCGACGGCAACACACACCGCCTGTCGTCCGCGTGCCCCATGATTTGCCTGGGGGTGATGAGGAGATTGCGCCGCGGTGCCTGGCAAGCGGAAATGCCCCAGGGGTCCTGATGCCCGTACGCCGACGTCCCATCTTGGAGTTGGAGCACGCGTGAAGGAGCCGTCTCGCACGGCCCTTCCGCGCCCCCACCTCTGAACCCTCTTGAAGTTGGGATCAGATGTGCCAGGCGAACATCAGCCCAGCGACCACAACGCGGACCACGCGGGGGGAAGTTCGGGGTGGCCTTCGCGAAACTGGTAAAGCAATGCCATCGCGCGGACGCGTTCCGCGGTTCGCGGCTGTATCGGCAGGTTGTCTTCGACCCACGCTTCGAAGTCCGAGGCATCTTTGAAGACGTCGTCGAGTAGGGCGCCGACCACAAGGACCGTTCGACTCAGTTCGTCGAGGATCTGTTCAGCCACTTCGGTCTTAGTATTCGTTGCCATGTCGAACCACGATGCCATCTTCGGCTACTCCGCTTGCGTCAAGTGCGGCGAGCCAGTCCTTGATTTCGTTGCCTACAAGACCCAGTCTCACTGCGCCGAGTGCTTCCGTCAACACGCCGCCGAGATCCTCGACCCCATCATGACCGTCGTCGCCGGCCGCGAGAAGATCGTGTTGCGCACCAACATCTCGAAACGCAAACCCGGCGTCCGCGCCCAACGCGCTCGAGCCCGGGCACGCGACCGCAAGAGGCCCGAAGTGCGCGAGCATCGCCGGATTGTCGCCGGATGCGCCGACCGGGCGTCGAGGAAACTTCGGCATCTGTTCCCGGAACTGTACGAGCTGTTGCTCGCCGACGAACGTCAACGTGCCGGCTTGAATGCTTTCACGATCGACATGGCCCTCACCCCCGGCGAGGCGTCCTCGTCTCTGGAGTTCGTCCGCGACTACCATGCGCAGAAGGCCTCCTGAGCACTATGACGATCCAAACAGCCACCATCGACCGCCCGCAGCGCGGACACGAGCAGTCCGTCGACGGCGTCCAAGTCCTCGCCGCCGAACGATTGAACCTGCGGAACCAGACCGCCCGCGACCGGCTGTCGACCGTGCTGCTCCGCGACCGGGTGTACGCCAATTCGTCATGGAAATGGTTCAAGGAGATCGGCGAGGTTCATTACGCGTTGACCCGTGCCGCGAAGATCGCCGGCTACGCCAAGTTGCGCGCCGTCCGCTTCGCCCCCGACGGCGTCACCGTCGAATCCGAAATCGAGAACGGCCTGGCTGCCGACGTCGTCTCAGGGATCTACTCTCGCGTTGGCGGCGTCCGCGGATTGATCGAACGTTACTTCGTCCAGATGAAAGTCCCCGGCGAATCCCACCTGATCCGTTGGAGCGAAGGCAAAGAAACCGACGGCTACCTGTTCGCCTCATCGAAAGAACTATCCGACGGACGCGACGTCGCCACCGGCCTCCAGATCGAAGGCAACAGCGGCAAGCTGAAGCTGCGGACCATGCCGACACTCGGCAACAACACCCACGCCTTCGAACGCACCATCGCCCAGAAGGACTACCTCGGCCGGGTGTGGATGCCATCGCACCAATGGCTCGACGTCCCCGAATCCCCGCTCGAAGCACTCGACATCCAATGCGACATGCTCGACACCATGACCCGTTCGATGCGGGCCGCCCTCAAATCCCGGTTCGCTACCGCCGGTCTCCTGTACTTCTCGAACAAGGTCCGCGACGCCATCGGCAACAAGCACGCCACGAAGCAAGGCACCTCCGTTCTCAACGTGATCTACGAGATCATGAAAGAGAACACCGTCAACGCCGAAAACTCCGACGACATCACAGCGATCCTCCCGATCCTCATGATGGGCGAAGCCGAAGTCGGCAAAGTCGTCGAGCACATCACGATGGACCGCCAGATCTTCGAAACCGACCTGAAGCTGCGCGGCGAACTCATCGACCGCATCCTCTTCGGCCTCGACATCAACGCCCAATCCACGCAAGGCAACGAAGACGTCTCACACTGGGGAAGTTGGTCGAGCACTGCGGACGAGCTGCGGCTCGCCGTCATTCCCGACGTCGAAGCACTCTGCTGGACTGCGAACCGACTCATCCTCCGGCCCGCCATCCAGCAGGACGATCCGAAGGCCGACGCCAACCGCATCGGCGTCTGGTACAACCTCGATGAAGCATCCGTCAAAGCGAACCGCACCGCCGACGCCGGACAGATCCGCGACCGCGGCGGCATCAAGATGCTGTCGCTCCTCAAAGCCGCCGGCTTCACCGACGCCGACGCGCTCGCTGGTGCCGAATACGTCCGTTGGCTCGGCCAAACATTGCGCATCCCGAAGCTCGCCACCTACGGCACACCCGAATGGGACGGCATCGACTGGGAGGATCCCGCCCTCGCCCCGCGCACCACCGGCCGCATCGCCGACAAGCCCGCCGGCGACGCCCCGAGCGGCCCCGGCGAAGGCGATCCTGGAAGCCCCGACGACAGTGAAGACGACACTCCGGCACCGCAGAAGCCGATCTGACAGTCGCCTTTGAGCGCACCGGCGTCCTAGCATCGCGCCAGACCCAGAGGAGACGACGATGAAGCGGACGTTTGGACAGTTCAGCACCGACAAGCCCGAAGGCATGTTGCGTGCCGCACGATTCCCTCAGCTCATGCTGATGGACACCGAGACCGGCGACGGCCGACTCTTCGAATCTGGCGGCAGCGGCGTGCGTGAACTTCCCCGCACGCTGTACGCCCAGTTCGCCCAGTCCGGCGGCCACAGCGGCTCCGTGCCGATCGGCTCACTCCAGGAAGTGACGATGGACGACGACGGCAACGTGTCGGGCCGTGCCTGGCTCGTCGACCTGCCGCACGTCCGCGACACGTTCGTGCCGCTGATCGTCACGAAGACCCTCTTCCACAACTCTGTTGACCTCGCCGACGTCGACTACGAGATCCGCTGGAAGTCCGACGATCCCAGCTCCCCCGACTTCTGGGAGTACAGCCTGGTGTTCACGAAGTGGAACATCGCGGCGAGCACCCTCGTCGGCGTCCCCGCGTTCGCCGATGCCCGCGTCTTGCTCGACAACGAAGTCACCGCCGCGCTGATGACCAGTGACTCCGAACTCGAGGTCAACTTCGGCGAGTACAGCTTCCACCTCGAAGGCATCAACGACGAGGTGACCGCCGCCGCCGCGGTGAACACCGAAGCGACGGTTCCCTACGCCGACTTCCACATCCCCGAGGCCCCGGAGCACACGCCGTTCACACTCGATGGCGAAGGCCGCATGTTCGGCCACCTCGCGCGGTGGGGCGAATGCCACGAAGGTATCGAGGATCGTTGCGTGCTCGCGCCGCGCCCGAACGACTACAGCGAGTTCCACGCTCCCGGCGTGCTCACCGATCGCGGCATGGTCGAGGTGGGCCCCGTGTTCCTCCTCGGCGGACACCCCGCGAAGCCACTCGGCAATGGTGACCGGTGGGCGGCGTATGGCGGCATCGAGAATGCCGTCGGCGATATCCGCGTCGTCAATGGTCAGCTTGGTCCCTGGTGCTCGGGCCGCGTCCGCCCCGGCGTCACACCCGATGCCGTGTACGCAGCACGGGCGTCACGCAAGTCCGGCCACTGGCGCCGCAACAACTCGCTCGCCGCAGTCGTCTGCGTCAACGTCCCAGGCTTCACCGTCCCCGGCTCCACACTCTCCTGGGATCATGACGGGGCGATCGTGCGCGACGGCGAAGTGATGGAACTCGTCGCCTCGCTGCGAGCCCCACTGCCAGATTTCGAACCGCCGGCCGAGACAACCGAAGCGGTGACGCTCACGTCGGCCGACGGCAACCTCAGCCTGACGCTGGCCGGCGCAAGCATCAACGACATGGTGCGCTCCCGCCAGGCGCTCGCCGCCGAACTGACCAGCGATACCTCCACAGCCGAAGCGGAGATCGACGACGATGTCGAGGCCGATGTACTCGCCATCGAACTCGACCTCGACGAACTCGACGAGATGGACAGCGAGTTGCCTATGGCGCTCGCAAGCGGCAACGATTCGTAACAACCTCGACGACACGCCCAGGAGGCGCCAGTGGACCACACCATCGATCTCAACCCGATTCGCAAGAGCAACACCTGGGTGTTCGCCGACGGCACGATCCTGCCGGTCATCGCCGGTGGTGACGGTCCGGTCGACTTTCCCACGATTCCCGAAGATCGCTCGGTCCTGACAAGTGCGGAACTGCGCACGCTGGTCCGCGAACTGCGAACCTACGCTCGCGCCCAGCTCGCCGAGCGGGGCGAGGATTTCCGGCCCAACGCTCAGCGCGCCAGCACGCTCGCCGCCGAGATCTTCAGTGAAGCCACCGCCCTCGACGAGGATGCGGCGCTTGCCGCGACGCTGTCCGAGGACGGCGACCCAGTCGAGCCCGAAGTGGAGCCCGAGGGTGACGACGACGATGATGGAGACGACGACGCGTCGACTCCCACCGAGCCAGCCGTAGCCCCCCCCGCCGAACTCGCCCCCGTGTCCGCGCCGGTCGGCACGGCCACCGGCGCGACGACGGCCCCGGCCTCCGGTCTGACGCCCGACATCATCCTCGCCCGTGACGGCGTCGCAGGACTCTCCGCCGGCGACTCGTTCGAAGGCTGGGATCAGGTCGCCCACGCCCTTCACGATCGGGCGACGAGGATCAACCCGTCGACGAACGAGAAGTTCGAAGTCGGCGTCATCGAAGGGAACTATCCCCTCGAACGCCAGCTCGGCGCCGACCCGATCGCCAACATGCGTCTCCTCGAGAACCTCGGATTCGACCAGGAGATCACCGCCGCGCTGTGTGCGCCGCTGACGCCGTACTACGGCCTGGCATGCGAGAACACGCTGCGCCGGCCCGTCGCCGCCTCCCTCCCTGGCTTCCAGGCGCCCCGCGGTGGTGTGACAACGATGTCGTCCCCGTCGCTGTCCGACGTGTCGCAGGCCGGGATCTGGACCCACGAAGACGACGACGACCCCGAGGCCGTCAAGCCGTGCGACGTCATCGAATGCGGCACGCCCGAGGACTTCCTCATGTACGCCGTGTACTGGTGCTTGACCATCAAGAACTGGACGGCGCTCACCTACCCCGAGTTGGTGGCCGCCTTCCTGAACCGTGGTCTCGCCTCCCGGGCCCGCCTCGCCGAACAGCAGCTCCTCGACGCCATGGGCGCCGGCGTCGCCACGATCAACGCCCAGACCCTCGGCTACGGCTCGACGGTGTCGGTCACGACCCAGATCCTCAACTACCTGACGCTGCGTCGGGAGTTGGAGCGCTGGGACGACGAGCCGATGCTCGGCTGGACGCACCGCTGGCTGCTCAACGCGCTGCGCATCGACCTGTCCCGTCGCCGCCGCGACGGGACATGGCAAATCGCCTCCGAAGCCGAAGTCAACGCCCGGTTCGCCGACATCGGCATCAACATGACATGGACGCTGGAGACCGGCTCGTGGGGCACCCCGCCGCCCGACCTGACGTTCGCCGGCAACCCGTCCGCCGGACTGCTCGGCACCCTGTCGCCGCTGCCGTCCGAAACCGACATCCTGCTCGCCCCCATCGGCAAGTACGCGATGATCGACCGGGCTGCCCTCCAGATCGGCGTCACCGGCAACAACTACTACCGGGACACCACCGAGCTGAAGAAGAACCAGTTCACGTTCTTCGTGGAGAACTACGAGGGCGTCGTCGACACGATGTCGTGCCGGGCCCACATCCTCCACTTCGAGGGTCTGTGCCACAGCGGCCGGCAGATCGCCGATGTGCTCATCGACTGCGACGGCGAAGAGGCCGCCTAGTCCACCACCCACCATCTACCATGAGGCTCCGGTCCCAACTGGGGCCGGAGCTTCTTGACGTTTAGGAGACCGACATGCCGACCGTGAGCAACATGGGTGCCGAGATCGCACTGCCGCGCCTCGAGCTGCGCCCATGGGGCCTATTCACTCAGATCGTCGAAGAGGTGGATGTGGTCCGAGAGGACGTCGACCGGACCGGCTTCGGAGCGAAATGGATTGTCCGCGGCCCGTACACCCCGAACGCGGTGGCGGTGGACTGCGAAACGGAGGAGGCGATCGACACCCGCGAAATCAACCTCGACACCGTCGAACAGATGCCGTTCTCGTCATACGACATGCTGCAATGCTCCAGCATCGGCGGTCTCGACATGCCGGAAATCAACGCCATGTTGCTCGCCGACGAAGAGTTCACGCGTTCGGCGGCGCTGACTCTCGCGATCACCACCCAGATCACCCCCGACCACCTCAACCTTCTCGACGACTCGACGTTGCTCGGCGCCGGTACCGACATCGCCGACGCGATGGGGTTGATCGAGAACGGGCTCGGGGATCGGATCGCCAACGCCCGCGGCCACATCTTCGTGCCGCTGCGTCTCCTCGCCGCCGCGTTTGACCACAGCGCGGTGTTCCTGCGCGACGGCGAACTGTCTTCGCCCGCCGGACACCGAGTCATCTCCGATTCCGGCCACGGGCTCGACAACCACCTGTTCGCCACCGGCGCGCTCGCCTATTCGATGACCGACCCGATGCTCGTCACCGGTGACGGACATCTCGACCGGGAAACGAACACGCTGCTCAGCATCTGGGAACGCAAAGCCTTCGTCGCGTTCAACCCACTCCACAGCGTTAGGGCTACGGTTACCTGACATGGCCCTCCAAGTTGCCTGCGAGCGCTTGGTTGATGAGTCCGATTTGGGTTGCGACTGCGACCTGCCTGCCGACCAGGACGTCATCGACAACGTTCTCGACGCCGCCTCCGATTTCCTGTCGATGCTCGCCGACACCTCGCTCGGCCGCTGCACCGCCGAATACCGGCCGTGCCGCGACCGCTGCCTTCCCTGCAACCTGTGCCGCTGCTGCCGCCTGCTCGGCATCCACCTCCCCGGCCACGACCCGACGGTCTCCAAAGTACTCATCGACGGCGTAGTAGTGGATCCCGCAACGTATGTGGTGATCATCAACCCGATCGGCCAGTACGTCCTCGAGCGGATCAACGCCGAAGGCAACTCGATCTCATGGCCGACATGCCAGAAGATCGTCCGAGCGTCGACGCAGCCGAACACGTTCGAAATCACCGTCGAATCCGGCTACCCCCGCAACCAGTTGATGACTTTGGCCGCAGCCGAAATCGCCTGCGACATCTTCGCCTACATGGCTGGCGCCGAACACATGCTGCCCGCCGGTGTCGCGTCCGCCGCCGCGTACGGCATCGTCATGAACGCCCGCCTCCCGTTCGACCCGACCCGCTCCGACTCCCCCGACCTCTCCCAGCTCATTTGGACGACGCGATTTTTGCAGTCGATCCCTGAGACCACCGGCACCCAGATTCTTTCCCCTGAGATCCTGGACGGCTGGATGTTATATTCCGGGGCGTAACCAGGTCGATCCGCGGGCAACATGCCACACCGTCCCGTAGACAACATTGAACTCCACAGCGAGGTCAGCGATCGTCTCCCCTCGTGAGAGCCGCCTTCGAATCTCATCAACGATGGCCCACGTCAACTTCGCCCACGGCGCCCTCTCGCCAGCGGGAGTCGTGCCGTTAAGGATCATGTCTTCGCTATTCTCCTTGCGGGTCCCCCATCGAAGATGCCGACCGTTGAAACACGGAGGATTGTTGCAGAGATGACGAACGACTAGGCCCGGCGGACGTGGTCCGTGAGCCCGAGCGCAAGCGGCGATGTGAACCTTGACCTTCTTTTTGTTGGCCTGGAATTTGCCGTAACCGTCGTATTCAGTCGAATAAGGCCAGATGATGCACAGGTCGGTGTCGAGGACGACGCCGACCTCGAAGAAGGCCGCGGCCTCTCCGGGAGGAGTGCGGCCACCAAGTGGGTCCCCGTGTTTCAGAAGGCGAAAGTAATGCATTTGGCAACAGCCGCGGGTCTTGGCGGGGCGTTCACACACATCGACAAGGCAGACTGGTGTTGTCATCGGACTGACCTCCGGTGGCTGGGGGTCGGAGCCGTGATGCGGTTCCGACCCCACCAGCATAGGAGTACTGTCGGGGTATGTCACAGCAGCTCTTCGCCAGGGCATGAAGCGTTCCCGCCTGAAGCTGATGTCGGACAAGCGCCGCAACGAACGCGACGCCCGCATCACCGTCATCGAGCAGGTGATTCACCGCGACGGAAACCGATGCTGGGCAGAACACCTCATGCCGCAAATCGCATGTGGCGGCCCCCTCGACCCCGACGAATACGACCAGCGCGGCGTCCGACCCGGAGGACACCTCGACCCAACCAACGTCCAGATGCTCTGTCGATTTCATCACGACTGGAAGACGGAGCACGCCGTCGAAGCCGCCCGTCTCGGCCTGCGCCCGTTCCCGCGGAACTACACCGGCGAGGACGGTCACGCCGATCGCCTGATGCACCGCTGACCCGTTTGCCTATGGCATCGCCAGACGGTCAGGATGGGGTCGTTCGCAAAGCCTCACCTTAGGAGCACATCATGGCATCGAATCTGCCTGGCGGCGGGATTTGTCTGGGAGAACATAGCATCTGCATCATCCGTGGTGCCCTGCTCAACCCGGACTGCTCCGTGGTCGGCGGCGCTGACTCCGGATTCGTCTCAGCCGGCATCATCACGTCGACGTGGACGCCGGTGTATTCCGACGAACGGCGCATCCAGCCCCGCAACGGCTGCGGCACCCGCATGTTCAGCTTCGTGGAGCCGGGCTGTCTGGAGTCCGCGACGCTGACCGCCGAGATCGGCTTCCACGACCCCGAAATGAAGGCCATTCTCTTCGGAGGTACCAAGCAGATCGCGAGCCCCGGCGTACCATGGGCAGGCAACGTCGGCGGCTACGCAGCCCCGACATGCGACGACCCGAAGCCCCCGTCGGTGTACCTCGAAGTCATCGTCCAGAACGCCGGCGAAGGCGTCGGCGAATGCGCCGACCCAGAGGATCCGTACCCCGCGTGGAAGGGGTACATCTTCGGCAAGTCGAAGCTCACCGAAGATGCCATCACGTTCAACGACACCGAACACAACGTCGCCCTCACCGGCACAGTCGAAGGCAACCCGAACCTCGTGTTCGGGCCCTGGAACGATTACCCCAACGTCGGGGTCGTGCCGAACTCGCCGAAGGTCGAGGTGTACTACTCGCAGGAGCAGTACGAGGCCATCGCCGGAGCGGTCGCTTGCGGTTCACAAACCCTGCCAGCGAGTTACTCTTAGCAACTAAGAGATCTCCTGATCTGAGCCCTGCCAGAACGGGTGAAGCTTCCGTTTGGCTGCGAGGTAAACATGGTGGGCTTCTTCTGGTGTGCTGTAGGTTCCGAGGTGGCGCGCTTTGCCATCGACGACGATGCGCGCCCGCCACCCCTTCCCATTGGAGCTGACCCCCATAAAGCCGCTCCGATTATCGATACAGGCGCGGCTCCGGTTCTGTTGGTTCTGGGTCACGGTGCCTTCGCGTAGATTGGAGATCCAGTTGTCAACCCGGATCTCGTTGCGATGATCGAGAAGGGCGGGCGGCCACGTGCCGTAGTAGTGCAACCAGGCCAGCCGGTGGGCCTTATGCTTGTCGCCATCAACGCAGACCTCCCAGGCACCCTGGCTGGCAGGAGACCCGGCCAGTGCACCCGCCCGCCTAGGACCCCGCCTCACCTTCCACCGAAACACGCCGGTCTCGGGGTCATAGTCGAGCAACTCCCGCAGTCGCTCTGCGGTGAGCGTAGAGTTCTTCTTCATCAGGCACCTCCGATGTGCTTGGTCGGTCCCCGGGCGTGAACAGCGCGCCGGGGACATCAGTCTACCGACCCATCATTGACGTAGGATCACGTCGTGCTCCCCGACCCGTGTGAACCGATCGAGCCGTGCTGTGACTGCCTGTACACCACGGTCCGCGCTCTTGTCGCCGCCGCCGCCGACGCCGTTGAGGAATGCATCGGTGACGCCTGCCCCGAGTTCGGGCGGTATGTGTCGATCGCCGAACCACAGAACTTCGGTGATTTCGTCGCGGGCTGGACCGGCCCGAAAACTCCGATCGCGTCACGGGCGACGACGCCAGGGGCGAAACAGTTCTTCGTGCCGAAAATGGTGACAACCATCAACATCCGTCTCGTCGAGGAAGGCTTCCCGACATTGAAAGCGGTCGGCGGCGGAATCATGAAGCCCGACTTCGAAGCCCTCGACTACGCCGCCCTCCACTTCTACTCCCATGCCGAAGTGGCGCACCGCGCCATGCTGAACGTGATGCGACCGGCGTGTGCTCGAGGCTGCGAAACCATCCAGTTCGTTTCCGACGAGGCGGCAGTGCCGCAATCGAAATGGGTCGCATGGAACTGGCAGTTCCGAGCGACCCTGAATCTGTAATGGCCGGCTTCGCGTTCAACGCCCGGACGTCCATCGCCGGCGGCACTCAACGGCTGGCCCGCGCCATGGTCGAAGCATCGAAGCCGAAGCTGATCCGTGCCGCCGAAGCCACCGGGGAGGATTCGGTCGGCAGAATCCTCGGGATCATCGGCACCACCTACGGCCAACGCAAAGGCAAGGCTCGCTCGGAGCCCCTGTTCTCGTATGACGCCTACATCTACAAGATCAACCCGTCGGCGCGCGGTGTTGAACTCGTTTTCTCAGTGAAAGGCGACGACGCATTCATGAAGAAATTTGGCAGTCTCAACTACGGCTCGGTCGCCCACACCATCTCTCCGAGGGGTGGCCCGCTCGCCAACAAGGCGGACACCAGCAAGCGGCCGAAGGGGTTCTTCTCGAAGACAGCCGTCATCCACCCTGGCACCGCGGGGAGTGGTTTCTGGGAGCGTGGCATCGAGCAGGCACTCGGCGGATTCGTGAGCCGTCTCTAGCTGTCACCATGACATGCCAGGGCGCGGTTACTATGTCGGTCAATGGCTACCTCAGTTCCCCGCAAGGCTTCCACGTCCGGCCGCGTCACGCCCGCGAAACGCAAGCCGAAGTCAACCTACGATCTCGACGCCGAAATGCTCGAAGAGTTCGGCGAAGACGAAGAGGTCGCGACCGTCGAGATCACCGTCTACGAAGAGAAGTTCGACCTCCTCAAGGAAATGAACTACTTCGCGATCTCCGGGCTCGGCGACATCGAAACCGACTCCGCCGCCCTTCAGCGCTACATGCTGTCGATGGTCCACCCCGATGACCGCAAACGGTTCCAGGGCGTCATGGCCTCGCGCATCGCACTCAACATCGACCGCCTCCTCTTCATCATGAAGCGCATGACCGAGGCGGTGGCGGATGGAAACCCTACGAATTCGTCGTCCGGCTCCAATCGTTCTGCTCGCAGAGCGGCTGGGAAAGCGCTATCCGCGGGAAGCTGATACTCGCCGGACGCGACCCGAAACGAACCACGATCGGTGACTGGTGCGACGTCGCCTGGGCGTACATGATGGACCAGACGCCGATGATGGCGAACCCGTTCGAATACCGCGAGACGATGTGGAACCTCTTCCAGGACGGCACCCCCCCACCACCACGCAAAGCCGCCGGAACCAGCGCACAGAAGGCGCTCCCCCGGGGCAGCCGCGGCATGACGGCCGCCGATCAGCGCAAACTCGACGACTTCAACGCTGAGATCGAACGCATCAAGGCGAAGCGCACCTCGTGATTGCGCACTTCTGGGTCACCCAGGCGTCGTAGAATCCCCCCGTGGCATTCGGAGGAGCTGGCGACGGAGAAATCACCGTTGACATCAACGCGAATGCGGAACCTGGCGCCAAACAAGTCGAGGACGCATTCTCCGACGCGCTAGCTCAAGCGATGAACGACCCCCGGGTCCGCAAAGCCGTCACGAGTCTCGTCGCGGGCATCATCAAAGAACTCGGCAAGATCCCGAAGACGACGAACAAGGCGTTCGACGAAACCGTCAAGCAGGCAGACCGCGCCAGCGGGCGCATGGTCACTGCCTTTAAGAAGGTCGGCAAGGCCGCGACAGATGCCACCAAGTTCCCGTCGGGTACGAACCGGTCGTTCAACGTTCTCGCCGAACAGATCGCCTCAATGGCGAACAACATGGAGGACCTGGCGCGGGCCACTCGAGTCCAGCGCGACCTCCTCAAAGATCTCGCCACATCGGCCCGCACCGCGACCCGTTCCCAGGATCAGCAGAACCGCGACCGCCTCCAAGCTGAAGCGCAAGTCCAACGGTCCGTCATCGGCAACCAACAGTTGCAGGCCGCCGCTCTCCGCGCCTCCTCCGCCAACCGCGTGGCCGCCCTCCGGGCGTTCTCGCGCCAGGCAATCCAAATCGAACGATCCATCACCCGTGTCTTCGAGCTGACCTGGAAATCCGCGGAACGCGCTGTGCGCGGCTTCGTCAACATCGCGGGGACAACTCTGCGCGGGCTCGGTCGGACGGTTTCCACCATCTTCTCGGGACTCGGCCGGACGGTCTCCACCTTCGCCACGGGAGCAAACCGAGCGTTGGCGACGATCGGCCGTGGCATCACCTCGTCGTTGGGCGCCGTGTCCCGTGCCATCTCGTCGGCGCTCAGCCGCGACGAACGCGCCTACCAGACCAGCATGAGCCGACGTGAACGCGCCCTCACCTCAAGTCTCAGCCGACAGGCACAAGCCCAGCAACGATTCCAAGCCCAGCAGCAGTCCGGCATTCTCGGCGGCCTCGGAATTGCTGGTGCCGCCGGCGGCCTCAGTATCGGCGCTCTACTCACCTCCGGTTTCACTCGTGCCGGGCAGGAAGAATCGCTGGAACTCCAGTTCACCACTTTGCTCCAGGATGGTCCGAAGGCAACCGCGATGTTACAACGCATCTCGGACTACGCCCGCACTACACGCTTCGATTTCACCGAAGTCGCTGGTTCCGTCGCGCAATTGACCGGCGCCTTTGGGGATGTTGAGAAGGCTTTCAGGACAGTGAACTTCCTGGGCGACATCGTGTCCTTGACGGGTGGCGGTACCACCCAGTTCGGAGCCGCACGGCTCGCTTTCGCGCAGATCGCCGCCTCGGGACGCCTTGAAGGTGATGAGCTGCGCCAGATCCTTGAAGCGGTCCCCGGCGTGCCGTTGGCCCGAATCCTCGCAGACAAATTCTACGGCGGCGACCAGGCCGCATTCCAGGAGGCACGTCGTAACGGTGAGCTGGGCGGCGTCATCACCGCCGAAGCGTTCTTTGAGGCATTCGAGGAAGGAGCCAATCAGGCATTCCCGGAGTTGGAGGGATTCTCGCAGCGCGTCGGCCAGTCGCTCGGCGGCCTGGCCGACAACCTCCGTGAGAACTTCGCGATCTTCGGCGCCGAAATCATCGGTCTCGTCGAAGGCCCGCTGAAGCGAGGGATGGGTGCACTCAACCAGTTCCTGTCCGCAGCAGGAGGATTCATCTCTGGTTCGATGTTCAACCAGGAACGCGGCCCCAACCCGTTCGCCCAACTGGCAGCCACCGACCCGAACGCCGAAGTCAACATCGCCGACCTCCCTCCCGCCGCACAAGAAATTCTCCGTTCCCAGTTCGGATTCATCGACTCCAGCTTCGTCTCCGCTGAAGACGCCGCCGAAATCTGGGAGAACTTCACTCCTCCCGCAGAAACCAACGAACGGCTGAAGCAGTTCCGCGACTCCCTCGGGGATGCGGCCAAAGCCATCGGTGGCGTCCTCGCCCTCGCCGGCGGATTCAAGATCCTCCGCCTCGCTCTCATCGCTCTCACGAGCCCGCTGGGTCTGACGGTGCTCGCCGCAGGCGGCCTCGGCGCACTGTTCGGACGCATCCGGGACAGCTCACTCCGTCTACGTGGAGCCCTCGCCGGATTGAAGCCAGCCTTCGCCGGGCTCGGCGAAGCGGTTCGCGGTCTGCTCGAATTCGTCGGCGGCATCGCGAGCAGCGCCATATTCGGGAACCAGAACTTCTTCAAATCCCTCGGCGACCGCGTCGCCGGATTCGTTTCAAGCCTGCGGCGCGGAATCATCAGCCTCACCAACTGGGTGAAGATGTTCGAATTCTTCCTCCGCATCGGCGAAGGCGGCCGGTTCCTCGCCGACACCTTGCAGGACATCGGCCGAGCCATCGGCGACTTCTCCGAAAGCATCGTGACAAGCCTGTTCGGCATCGACCCCGGCGAAGCCATGTTCGCCGAGGCCCGCGGCGGCAACGACTTCCTCAACCTCCTCGAGACCACGTTCCTCGGCCCGTTCGTCAAGTTCTTCCGCGGGCCGTTCGCTGACGCAATCGAAGGCATCGGAGGATTCGGCGGGGACATCTTCTCGGCGATCTTCGGCGGCGGAACAGGCAAAGCCACGGCCGATCAGGGTGTCGGGACCCGCGTCCTGAACGTGCTCGAGCAAACCTTCCTCGGCCCCATCACCGAGTTCTTCCGCGGGCCTTTCGCCGATCTCGTCGAAACGATCGGCGGCGGCATCGCCGACTTCGGCGGGTTCCTCGGCGACATCTTCAACGCCCTCTTCGGCGATGACCCGGGCGGTGTCGGGACACGAATCCTCAACGTCCTCGAAGACACCTTCCTCGGCCCGATCGTCCGATTCTTCCGCGGCCCGTTCTCGAACGGCGTGTCGAGCGTCGTCGGCTTCATCGGTGACGTCATCGGCACCATCGCTGACGCCATCCAGGCCGGGCTCACTCTGATCGAACCGTTGACCGATGCGATCGGCCGAGCGATCCAAGGACTCTTCGGTGGCAACGATACCGAAGGCAAGGCGATGGGCCCAGGCGGCGGCGGCGTCAACCTGGGTGGGATCTGGGACGGCCTGACCTCGTCGCTCGGCAACATCGTCGAGGAAGTCGGAGGCGCCCTGGACCCGGTCTGGGACGCGATCACTGGCTGGTTCGCCGACACCTTCAGCGCCGCCAACGTCATCGGCGTCGCGAAGGACGTGGGCAACATCATCCGCGAGGTCGGCCGGGTCATCGGCCTGTTCGTCTCCGACCCTCGGTTCATCGCCGCCCTCGCCGTCACCGCGGCAGCGCTCCTCGCAGCGATCGGTGCAGCGCTCCTCGGCGTCTTCGAAGGCATCGCCGCCAACGCAGACGAGTGGGGCGCGATTCTTCTCGACGGCCTCGGCGTCGCATTCGACTTCATCAAGGATGAAGGACCCGGCCTCCTCGCCGACGCGATCGGCGCCATCCTGTCCGACCCGGCCATCGGACTTGCCGTCGCTGTCGGAGCGCTCATCATCGGGACGTCCACCGGCCGCGGGCTCCTCACCGGTCTCGTCGGCATCTTCCGGAACCGCACCGAATCAGCCAAACTGAAGAACGCCGTCACCGCAGGCATCGCCCAGGCCGGACTCGGCGGCGCAGTCACCACCGGCATCGCCCAGACGAAGTTGTCCGCTGACATCCCAGTCCGGTTCCGCGACCAGCTCCGGAATGTGGGCCGCTCCATCGGCAGTGCAGTCGTCGGTGGTCTCGTGGCGTTCGAGGCAGGTCAGCTCGCCGGTCAGAGCGGCAGCTTCGGTGGACTCGTCCTCGGCCTACTCACCGGTGGCGCGACGGGCGCGGCTATCGGCTCCACGATCGCTCCCGGTGTCGGCACGGCGATCGGCGCGGTCCTCGGCACTGCGGTGGCGGGTCTTGGCGCACTGTTCGGATCGCAGGCACGGGAAGCCGAGCAGGCCGCCGAGAAAGTATCGACCTACGTCGACGCGCTACGTGACCTCAGCGGCATCGAAATCGGTCAAGGCATCTCCGACCTCATCCTCAACAGTCTCAGCGAGGCCGGACCCGACGCGTTTGCCGCATGGGGTGACGCCCTCGTGAACATGGCCGACTTCGACTTCGTCGCGTTCGGTGATCGCCTCACCGAAGGAATCTCCACTCCCGCCGACGAAGCCACCCGGTTCCTCCAAGGGCTCGCCGACGAAGCCGCCGCGCTCGACGACGTCGGGTTGACCGGAGCCGTCTTCGAGGACTTCATCGCGCTCGTCGACGACCTCGGCCTCACCCTCGACCAGGTCGCCGACTTGTCCGGCCAGGACATCATCGACCTCGGGATCACCCAAGGCCAGATCGATCTCCTCACTAGCGGCAACAACATCCTCGGAGAACTCGGCATCACCGAAGGCGACCTCGTCAACATCCACGGCGTGCTCGCCGGCCAATCAGAAGTCGTCGCGAAGGCACTCGCGCAGATCGGGCTGGACGCCGACCTGGCCTCCACCGACGTGAAGAAGTTGAACGACACCGACGTGACGCGCATCAAGGGCGCAGTCGGCGATGTGGTGACACCCCTCAAAGACTTGAAGGACGCCGCCAACGACGCACAGGCCGCGCTCGAGGATCTTCTCAACATCGACAGCTACGGCGGATCTTTCCAGGCGCTCGCCGACGAATTCGCTCTCGGCCTGCCCAACGTCAACGAACAGATCCTCAACGCCCTCGAAGGTGTTGCCCCTGAAGATCAGGCCGCCGCGATCCGTCAGGCTGTCGGACCGTTCCGCGACAGCATCGCCGACCTGTTCGGCCAGGCCGTCGACGAAGGTCTCGTCACGAACGGCGGCGAAATGGACACATTCCTCAACGGGCTGCGCCAGCAGATCATCGATGCCGACCTCACCCCCGAAGCTGAACTCCTCATGCTCGAAGCCGTCAACGCCCTCGATACCCCGGAGGCCAGAGCCCTCGTCAAGGAGAAGGCGTCGGCGGTGATGCTCGCTGTCGCAGCCGAATTGGGCGCAGCAGGTACAGAAGGTAAGGGTAAGTTCAACGCGATCGGCGTCCAAGCCGCGGACGACGTCCTCGCCGGGGCTGTCGCTGGAGCGGGCGGGGGGACCTATCCGCAGGCCCGTGAAATCGGCACGAAGATCGCAGGGACCATTGCCGAAGGCATCACCTCATCGAAGGCGGTCGCGAACGCCATCACCGCAAGTGTGAGTGGCGCCAGCACCACGAAGACCCGCGCGAAGTCGCCGAGTTCCGTCGGCGTCACCGTCGACGACAGCGGTGTCGCCGAGGCCCGCAACGTGACCTCGAAGATCGTCGCCACCCTGACCGCCGGCGTCGTCCAGGCTGCTCGTGCCGCCTCGGCCCTGGGGACTGCCATCACGAGCGGCATTGAAGGCGGGGCCAGTGGCGCCGCCTCAGCGGGCGCCCGGGCCGCCGCTGCATCCGTCAGCGCGGTCAGGGTGTACAGCGTGGCGATGCATGCCGCCGGTGCGAACCTGACGAACGCCATGGCCCAAGGCATCTCGTCGCAGGCCAGCCAGGCAGCGAATGCCGCTGCGAACGTTGCTGCGATCGTCGCTGCGGCAGCTCGAGCGAAACTGAAGATCAAGTCCCCGTCGCAGGTGTTCTTCGACATCGGCACCCAAATCGGCCAAGGCTTCGTGGCAGGCATCCAGGACGCCGAAGGAGATATGGCCCAGGCGATGGGCGACGCCATCTCGAACGCCATAGCGAAGGGCACCGAACGCGCCGGCGACGCGATGCGTAAAGCACAGGTCGGCGAAGCCATCTTTAGTGCGCTCGCCCCCTCACTGATCCCTGGAGGGGCATCGCAGTCCGCGATCACATTGCAGGCCATCCAGGCGCTCCAGCAATCCGGAGCGCTGACCGGCTCGTTCCGTTCCACCGCTGTCAGTTCTCTGGGTTCTCTCACCGCCGGCGATGCCGAGAAGGCGCAGGTCGGCCTCGGCCTAGCCATTCTCCAGTTCCAGGAGGCATTCCAGTCCATCGCTCAGGAATGGAACGACGCCTGGCATCTGAACGCAGGCACAAACAACGAAGGTGTCGCACAGCCGCTGTCGATACGCCAGCAGAACATTCTCGCCACCGGACCCGCCGGACTCGCCCAGGGCACTTTCGCCGGCTCGGCGAACCGCGAAGCCCTCGCGTCCGCCATCGCGAGCATCACCGAATGGGGTCGTGCCGCGCTCGAAGCAGGAGTGAGCGCCGGCGGAGTTACCGACACCATCACGGCCTACGTCAACGCGCTACGTAATCAGGCGGCCAGCCTTGGCTTCAATGTCGCCCAAGTCGACGAAGTCATCGCCGCCTACGGCCTGTCGACCGCGGCGCTCGAGGAATGGCGTCGAGGGTTGACAGCCCTCGATTTCTCGACGGAGGGACTCGCCAACAACGCCCTGATCTTGGAGCAGCTCGAATCGATCCGCGAGTTCGGCACCCAGATGCTTTCCGCCGGTCAAGGCGCCGACGAGGTCGTAGCGAACATCCGGAACCTCCGCAACCAGCTCGTCGCCCAGGCAACAGCCTTCGGGTTCAACGCCACACAAATCGCGGCACTCGTCGAACAGGTCGGACTCTCCGATACCGCTCTCGCCGCGTTCATCCAGCAGATCCGAGACTTCGAAGCCGCCGCCGCCGGAGCCGCCGCGGCGCTGCCGGGCACCAACGAACAGATCCAGCGTCCCACCATCGAGAACCTCAACCTCGTGCTCCCGTACGGTGATCCCGAGGCTGTCGGGTTGGCCGTGTTGAACCGCGTCGCCTTCGAGACCCTCGGTGGATAGTTAGGATCGCACAGTGGGTGTCCATCATCAGTACCTCCTCATCCAGAGCGAGGACCGCATCCAAGAGGTGATCAACTGGGCCCGCACCGGGGCCTACCTGTCCGACCCCGACCTCGCCGTCGACGGAATTTCGCCGTGTGAAGTCCTCGACGACGCCTGCGAAACATACGCGTGGTATCCGTACGACGCCGAGCCCGGCTACGCGGACACGCCCGGTGACTCCGGGAACTACCTGTCGGGCGCTCGGGCGGCGGTTCAGGTCAACGACACATTCGAAGTCATCGACCGCGTCGAGTTCGATGCGATTCCGGCATTGGCCGCGATCGTCGGATGGGGGACCGGTGGCACTGCGGCCTCATACCAGTTCGGCACCCAGATGATCATCTCGATCAATAACACGCTCGCCGCCCCCATCGGCGTCGCCCCATCGTCGGTTGGCATCCCCGGTCTGACCACCGGCATCAAGGTGTGGCGTCGCGCGAAGGTCACGATCGCCACCGCGCTGTGCGAATACTGGTATAGCTTCGACGACGTCAACTACGACGAGAACGTCACGTGGATACCGCTCGGCACTCCACAAGTCGGATCGAACGCCGGAACGACCCCGGGGACGGCTGGCTCCGAGAACCCGATCATCAATGCGCTCGCCGACGGCCAGATCTACCATGTCAAAGAGATCGTCGACGGGGAAGTCACCTACCTGATTACCTCCGGCGACTTTCCGCCCGACACCGCCTCAGCTTTCCAGGCAACCGTCGGCGGGACCGTGACCATCGTCCGCTCCGGTAGTCCCGACACAATGACGGTTCCGGAAGTGCCAACGATCTCGTTCTGCGGCGAAGGCGTCGAACTGGCCTTCGACACCCCCGCGACCGATCCGGCCCCGTGGTACAACGCCAACTATCCGGAGTCCGCGGACGCCCTCGGATTCTTCATCACGGAATGGACCGGGCTCGGCGAAGGCCACGTCTCCCGTCCGTCGTCGAACGTCGGCAACTACGGCGGCGGCGTGCGACTCGGCCGCAGCTCCGCCGACGGGCGCGTCATGAAGCTGAACTTCATCCTGTTCGCCCGTTCCGAAGAATCCATGATCTACCTCTTCGACTGGTTGGGTGCGACCCTCACCGGAGTGTGTGGTGGGTGCGCCGACGAATCGATCCTGATCCGGCGGACTTGCGGCTCCATCGCGAATCCTCGCAAAGGTCTCGGCGAGATGCGCCGTGTCGGCGTCACCACGGGACTCGAATGGCTCGCCGACCTCGTGCCCCGCGGCTCCTGTTTCCTGCGCGCCGCGTCAGTCACCCTGACAGTTGGAGACCCCGCTATCTACCTTCCGGACACCAATGTTCCGGCGGCCCCCGACGACCAGATCGCCGATCTACCCGACTGCTTCGACAACGTCACGATCAACGGGACACGCATCCCATGCCGTCCCGGCTGCGTTGAACTGGAAGACACGTGCCGCACCATCCTGTCGTTCGAAGCCGATCCGATGGGGGCGATGGCTCCGATCGTCACGATGATCAACGACCACGACGAAGCCACCATCCCGATGCGGGTCATCGTCTACGCCGATCCGCTCGAGATCGGCCACTCCCCGAACCCGTGCGGCCTTGCGATTCTCGGCGAGATTTATGTCCGTCCGCTACCACCATGGTCGTCGATGGTCTGGGATGTCGCCGGCAGAACGGTTCTCTACCGGGACGTCACCACCGGCGTCCTCACCGAAACCTACGCCTATCTCGACGAGAACGACCCTCCGATCCCCCGCGACTTCACGTTGGGCTGCGGACATTTCCATCTCGTGCTCGAACCAGGATCGCTATGCGGCGAATGGACGCTCGGCCAGTTCACCTGGAACGGCATCGAGTTCGACGACCCCCACTACCCCGAGGTGTCGCTGCGGCTCCAAGAGCGCGTGGGCGGCGGAGGCTGATGGCGATCCGCGTCGTCTCGACATCGGCATGGGTATTCGACGAATCTCTGTCGTCCCGCGTGATGACTATTCCGCTGGAGGCCGCCGCCCCCGGTGACGTGGCATTCATCAAAACCGCCGGGTTCACACTGCTCGCCAACAACCTCGGCGAAATCGTCGTCCCCGACGGCTGGACAACACTGTGGACTCAGACCGGCACCGGCGGATGGAACACCTTCCTGACCGGTCGGATTCCGGACGGCACCACCCAGAACATCACCCTCGTTCGAGACGGAGACACACCCACCGAGATTGGATGGTGGGCGCAGTCGATCGTGGTGCGCGGCGTTACCGAATCTGATCCGTACTGGGAGGACTTCGATGTCCTTCTGGGTGTATCGGTGAACGAGTGGGCATTGCAGCCGATGGATGTCCTGGGCGATGACCGACTGGTGATGCATTACCTGTACATCTTGTGCAATAGCGGCGTCATCAGTCAGATCAGCCCGACGGGAGGCTGGAACCTCGATCGCCTGGTCGTCCTCCCGATCCTCCAGGGCTCTATCGCCGGGGCCGCACTGTCACAGGAAGCGAACACCGACACCGCGGCGGGAAACGTCTTGGTGGACACCCCCGCCGCGAACACCGCGGGAGTCGTGCTGTCCGCGACGTTGATCCCCGCACCGGAATCCACCCCCACCTTCGCGAATCCGCGCCGCCTACGTCTCGGCTGCCCCGACTCCTACAACGTGTGGATCACCGACGCCAGCTACCGCAATACCCTCGACAAGGTCGGCTGGTCAAGCCTGAACTGGAGTCGTTCACTCGACGAAATCAGCACCGCCGGGGCACGCCTCCCGGATCATCTCGGCGGTGCGTACTGCGTCGAGAAATTCGGTGGCATCGAAACCTGGAAGTTCGGCCTCCTCATCGAACGCAATGACCAACGCGTGTGGTCTGGTCCGATTACGTCGATGACCCGCGGAGAATCCGACCTTGTTCTGGGAGCGTCGGACGTTCTGGCCCGCACCACGAAACGCCCAGCGATCTACGACGACGACCCAGTCATCTACACGTCGATCGACGCAGGAGATCTCTTCGCCAGGATCGTCAACCTCCACTCCGCATCACCGTCCGATCCGTACCGCCTGGTCGCTCCCGACGTCGACGTCGGCGTGTTCACCGACCGCACCCTGCGGCCACGTCAAGGCTCATACGCCTGGCCTCTACTCGAGGAACTGATGGGTTCTAGCGTTGACGCATTCATGGCGCTCGACACCCTCTATGTGTGGGATCCGCGGCGCGGCTGGATGTTCGTCGATATCGAAGACGGCGTTACTCGGGTTCTTCCCGGCCCCTACAACTCGGTACACGACATGGAGTTCGGCACCTTCACCAACGCAGCGTTTACTACGCGACCGAAGTGGGGGATCTCGGGTGACTTCCAAACGAACTTCGTGATCTCGACGAGCGCCGACAGCGGTGAAGAAGGATTCCGCCGCTTCAAAGTGGCCGAAGACGTCCCCTCACAAGCAGAGGTCGGCGTGCTGTTCTACGTCGACACCGACCCATTCGTCCAGCCCGGCGGCGAAGAAATCGACCTGCCGGACTCCGTTCTCCAACGCCGCGCCGACACAGTTCTCGCCCTGCGCCGCAAGCCTCCGGCCGTCATCGCCGGCGGCGTCCTGTCGGAGAGCGCGCCGGTCGACATCAACAACCTGTGGCCCGGCTCCATCTGGCGTCTCGACGTCCACGACTCCGGCTACCGCCAGCTCCTCCAGGCCGGGAGACTGAAGCGAGTCGAGGTGTCCGTCACCGCCAGCGACAACGGCCTCGAAGAGTCGATCGTGCCGACCCTCTACCCAATCGGCTGGGCGGAAGGAGCCTGATGTGAGCGATCGCAATCTTCGTGAGCCGGGACGGGCCCACATCCAGCAGGTCCAAGCCCTCAACGCCAAGGCACGCAACCTCAGCCAACGCGCCTACTCGGGGGCGATGAGATTCGTACGCACCGACGTGGTACCCCTCGGCGTGTCGGTCCCCACCGCCCTCATCTCGACTGAGATCTCGTCGGGCCGCTGGGCAGTCGACTCCGTCGTCTACGCGTCGGCGACGCTGGTGGCCCCCCACACCTTCTCGACCGACCTCGTCTTGACCAGCAACCAAACCGGAGCGGACCTGACCGGCCTACTCGGCCCCGGTCTGTCGGTGGGGGTGAGCGTTCCAGGCACCGGATTCGTATCGTTGCCGATTCCCATGATGGGCGAGTTCTCTGTGGATGAGGCCGTCACCGTCACTATGCGGGCCTGGGGCTCGACAACTCTGAGTACAGCCTGGATCTATCCCGGGCTGCGCTTGATGCCGTTTTGATGGCGACTGTGGAAGAATGAGCCGATGGGTCTGTGCTCGCCGGGTATATGCAACTGTGCCATACAATCGAGTTCCCTTCAGATCACCGGCAACGGGTCACCAGGCACTCCATATGATCTGGAGTCGACGGGCCTGACGATCGTCACCTCGGTGACGCGGCCGGGCTCACCGTTCCTGAGCCAGCAGATCCTGGAGACCGACACGGACCGGATCTACTATTGGGATGGGTCGGCGTGGCGGATCATCCGCGATCCGGCGCCCTACGCCTTCCGCGGCCTCACCCCGCTCGCCAACACCGACTATTCGAGCGGGACGCTCGGCACCTGGCTGACGTTCCCGACAGTGACGGTGCCGCCGTGGGCGACTGTGGCGCGGGGGAGCATCGGCACCGCCGGCGCCCACATCATCACCGGGCTCTCGACCTTCTTCCTCGCGGCACGATTGAGTGGGGTGGGCGCAACCACAGGAGCGTTCGAGTACTTCCAACCGACGGCCCTTCTCACCCGTGAGAACATGGCGATGCTCGGACGGTGGACCGGCCTCACCCCCGGCGCCACCCTCACTCCCACCATCGCGGCGTCGCGTTCGAGCGGGACTGGGGCGTTGCGATTCGACACCGCATCGAACGCACAGTTCGACATCACCTGGGAGGAAAACTGATGGCGCTCTGCTCCACGGCCCAGTGTAATTGTGCGATTGAATCCTCGTCGCTATCGATCACCGGCAATGGCTCCGGCGTCAATCCCTACGTCTTGGAGGTCGCAACCAGCATCGAGGATCGACTCACCGATCTCGAAACCCGCGGCGACGAACAAACCTACAACCCAGCGCTCGGCGGAGTCGGCTGGTCTCTCGGTGCTGGGACGGTCATCGGCCGGTACTGGGAGGATGGTCTCGACACCGGAGACCTCGTCACATTCCGCGCCACCCTGATTTTCGGAGCGGGATTCAGCTTGGGAGCGGCGGGAGTCATTCCCACCGTCACCATTCCAGTGCCTTGCAAAGCCGACCATCAGAACGCCCCGTCGATCCCAAGCATCCGGATCTTCCTACTCCGGGCCAGTCCGACCACCGCCCTTTCAGGCGACGCCCAAATCACATCGTCGAATCTCATTCGCCTCCTGCCTGGTGTCACCTCGGGCACCTACGCCTCCCATGCCGACGTCGACGCGACTACCCCGTGGGCATGGAACGTCGGAGACCGCGTCGACATCTTCGGCAAATACCCCCGCGCCTAGCCTCCGCCAGCCACACACATCGGCGCACTACGATGACGCCGTGGCACTAGTCGACACGATTCCGGAAACCGATGTCACAGTGCCGACCGCTCTACGCGGTGCGGCGAACGGCAACCTTCCGGCCGACTGGCTACGTTCGTTCGACGGCACCACCCGTGTCGACTACAAGATGTTCATCCCTGTGTCGTACGCGATGGCAGCGATGCACATCGCCGGGATCGCCGACGGCGTCTGGCTGAAGACGACGGGCCGATATCGGACCTACGCCCGGCAGGAAGCGCTGTTCCGCGAGCGGTACGCGCCGTCACCGGTCACGACCCGTGGCTCGAAGACCTGGAACGGGGTCCGCTGGTACAACCAGCGTGGCGCGATGGCCGCGGTGCCCGGCACCTCGAACCACGGGCTCGGCATAGCCGATGACATCTCCGAGGACGACACCGGCGACGACATCGGCGAGTCGATCAACACCGAAGACCTCCAGTGGTTGAAAGACAACGCCACCTCATTCGGCTGGGCTCTCGACATTCGCTCCGAACCGTGGCACTGGCACTGGCACAACAGTAATGCCCTCACGCAGCGCACCGTCGACGTCCTCCACGCCGTCGGCATCGAAATCGAGGACCTCGCCCGATTCGGGTTCAGCGTCCCGGAACCAACACCAGGAGATGACGACATGACGAAAGAAGAACACGACATGCTGCGAGCCGTCCACGACGCGCTGCTCGTACGTGACGCCACCGACGGCGGCTCGTCGATGGCGTCGAAGATCAACCAGACCCACACCATCATGGGCGTGTTGTGGGACGGAGCGCCCGGCATCATCGTCGATGGCGCCGGGTCGATTGCCCGCACGATCAAACGGATCGCGCAGCATCTCGGCCAGCCAACGAACTGAACCGGCGGAAGTGACATGGCGCTGAGAGGCGCGTCAGGCGATGAATGATGAACAGGCAAGCGGCGCAGCACAGGAAGGAGACGGCACGTGAATCAGCGCCGCGCTGTCGATGGAGGACAGACACCCGTCCGTCGAGACCCGTTCCTCACCCCCCGGAAGATGATCCAATGGGCGCAAGCTCTCTGCTTCGCGATGATCCCCGCCCTCGTCGCACTGCGTCTCGTGCAGGGCAACGAAGTCATGTCGTCCGACATCATGGCAATGACGACGCTCGCCGCTATCGGCACCGGTTCACACGCCGGGTTGAAGTGGGCAGACCTGAAAGAGGAACGGCGGTCGGAACAGGAGCCCGACGATGAAATTAGTCCGCCGGCGAAGCGGCAGCCACGAGTCCAAGTCGTCCGAAGGCGGAGTGGAGACGACGACCAGGGACTCCTACGTCGACTCCGACACGTTCTCACAGGTCACCCGCCGATTCTCCAATGCAACCCGATGGATGACCGTCACGCTCGCCATCTTCGGCGTCGGGCTGACCGCGGCGTTCTACCTTCGTGAGCGTGACGTCGATGAACTCAAACGCAACATTTGTGAGGCCGACGTCGCCGACGACCTTGGTGACCGCGCCTTATGGTTCGCTCTGTCGGCCGAGTTCCAGTTCGACCAGGAGATCGTCGACACAATCACGGCAGTTCTGGATCGCGAGAAGCCCGAGGTGGATGTCGACGAAGTCTGCGGGTGACGCGTGAGTCGCCTCCGCACCATCATCGCCGTTGGCTGGCCCATTCCTGCCGCCATCTTCATCTTCATCATCGGGCTCACATTCGCGAGCCGGATGACGGACCTCGAAGACGCGGTCACTGAGGGGTCGGTGGCGGACCAGGCGCAGAACCAGGTCATCGAGCGGCTCACTGATGGCTACGACGTCCTTCAGGAGGAGGCACCCGAGGTCTCCGTCCCGACCCCCGCCGAGATCGTGGTGGATGCCGCCGAAGAGAACGACGTCCCTATCGAGCAAATCATGCCGGACACGTCGGTGCCTCGCCCGACCGAGCCCGAACAGGCCGGACCCCCGACCGCGCAACCAGTCATCGTCACCGAAGTCCTCGATCTCGCCGCGGTTCGTGCTCTCGTCGAACCGATCGTGTTCGACGTCTGCACCTCGAGCGATGTCTGCGACGGACCGCCAGGATCGACCGGTGACACCGGCGGGACAGGAGGCCCGGGACCCTCCGGAGCTGCGGGAGCGCCAGGAGTGGATGCTCCGGCGATCACCGACGAGCAGCTCGGCGCGATCGTCGTCGCCCACTGCTCGCAGCCCGGGAACTGCGCAGGGATGCCAGGTGAAGACGGAGAGCGGGGAGCCACGGGTGAACCCGGAAGACCACCAACTGCCGAGGAAGTAGCCCAAGTTGTCCTGTCATCCTGTGGGGCAGGCCAGTGTTTCACTCAAGCCCAGGTCGACGTCGCGATGGCCGCGTGGTGTGGCGGCTCCGGCTCGTGCGCCATCCCAGGCCCTCCAGGTCCGGAAGGTCAGCCCGGCGCGACGGGCCTACCTGGCGCGCCGGCACGGGAAGTGATCGCAGTGAACTGCACGCAGCCGAACCCGATCGGCGAAATCACCTGCGAGGTCATCTACGGCGACGCCGCATGAGAGTGGCCTTTGACATGCCGGATGGTGGAGAATGACGGCATGAAAGCAAAGCTGTTCGCGGTCTTCGCCGCGGTGTTCCTAGGGATCGCCGCCCCGATGGTCGCATTCGCCCAGGTCCCCGTCGACACCGGAACACCGATCGGCCCGGACTCCCAAGCCGACTCGCTCCTCGAGCTGGATCCGTTCGTCGTGACGATGATTCTCGGCACGCTGATCCCAGCGCTTGTCGCGTTGGTCACAAAGGCCAGTACTGCGGCCTGGATCAAAAAGGTCCTGACCCTTGTCCTCTCGGCGGTCGCCGGTCTGGTCACCGTCGGAATGATTGACGGCGGCGGGTCAATCATCGGCGTCGACTCGTTGAAGTCGGCATTCCTCGCATTCCTTGCGGCCATCGGCTCATACTTCGGCCTGGTTCGCAACTCTGAGGTCGAAACCAAATTGCAGGAGATCGGTCCCGCCGACACCCAGGCCGCCTGATGCGCGTCATCGCCGTCCTCGCCTTGGTTGGCTGCGGGCTGATCGCATGGCTCGGCGGATTCTGCGCGCCCCTCCCGCCGGGGGCGCGATGGGAATAGGCGAAGGGGACCCAGTCAACGAAGAGGCGTGGCGTCGACGCATCGGCTACTTCGGCACCCAGGCCGAATGGGAAGCCTTCATCGCCGGCGGTGGAGGCGGGGGCGCGGTTGCGTCCGTCAACGGCTCGACAGGCATCGTCGTCCTCGACGCAGCGGACGTCGGCGCGGCCACCCCGACAGAGGTAGACGCCGACGTCGCCGCACACAATGCCGACACGACGGACGTGCATGGCATCACGAACACCGTGACACTCGTCCACCGTGAAGACCTGCCGTACGTCCTCGTCGACGACTACGCCGACATTCCTGCCGCGATCACCGCGGTCGCAGCCGGCGGAACCATGAAGTTCAGCGAAGGAATCTACTCTCCCGACGACCGCCTGGTCCTCACCAAGGCGTTCACGATGGAGGCTGCCGGCGGATGGGCAACTTGGCTTGCCGCCCCCGCCGGACTGGAAGAGGCACTCATCGAATGGAACCTCCCCGACACCCCGCCGTCAGGAATTGTCCACGCCTACTACGGGGCGAAGATGAGCGGCATCGGCCTCTACCTCTACGACGCCCCGGACTGCACCGGCATCCTCGTCGGACACGACACGTCCTGGTTCGAAGCCGACGACATCGTGGTTCAGGGTGGCGACATCTCGATCGACAACCACGGCGTCAACGGCACGTGGCGCCGCACCAAGCTGTTCGATGCGCGCATCATGTGGAAACTTGACGGGGACCGCACTGAAATGAACATCCTCGACTCGGTGTGCGCCCGCAACCTTCCTGGTGAAACCGAATGGTTCATCGACATCACCGCGACCGACACCCCGCCGATCAAGGGCCAGCTCTGCATGTCGAACGTGCGCTGCAACTCGAACTCCGGTGGTGACGCCTTCACCTCCGGAGGGATGCGGATGACCGGGCCCAGCGGCGGCATCGATCTGCCGTTGTGGGCTCGGGGCGTACAGATCGACAACGTGACCGGCGGCGGACCGGCACTCGAACTGATCGACATCAACGACATCCACTTCACCGACGGCTGGTTGAACGCCGGCAACTTCGGCCCAGCCGTTCGCATCGCCGGCGGCGCGCGGATCTGGCTCGGAGGCAACGACCTGTTTGGTGGTCCCGTCGGAGATCCCTCCACCGTCGAATTCGTCGACGGTGGATACTCGACCAACGGCGTGTTCCTCAGCAAGAACCGCGTCCCGTCGCAACCGTTCTACAAGCTCCCCGCGGCGAACAAGCCGACGAACCTCTATATCGACGATGTCAGTTCCGAGGCTCTCGTCACCATCACCAACGACCCGATCGGTCTGGCCGCAGCCCTCGGTCGAGAAGTCGTCAAGAAACCGAAGCGGATTGTCTCAGCAAACGACCCGACCTACACGCTCGACTATCGAGACGCAGGCGAGACGGTTTACGCGAGTAACGCCGCCGGATGTGTGGTCACGATCCCGAACGCCGCAACCGTTCCGATCCCAGCCGGAGCCGAGTTCAACATCACGAACGGCACTGGGGGCACTCTCTCCTTTGGGGGTCCATCCGGAGGGACGCTGCTCATCGCGGCACCCTTCACCGCCGCGGCACGCGCCGTCGGTTCTCAAGTCACTTTGCAATGCATCCTGCCGGCCATCAACCTGTGGACGTTGACAGGCGACCTCGCGACGTGAGCACGGGGATCATCGCTTCAGCAGGGGCGAGTTTCCTGCTCCAAGACGAAGTCGAATTCGACTCGTGGTTGACCGCCGAAGACTCCGGCGTGACGCCGCCGTCGTCGCAGATCCAATGGCTGAACACACCCTTGAAGCACGGCGTCGCGTTCGAACCCGTCGCAGGGTCGATCACCGTTCATGGCGCCAGGTATTGGCGGCTCGCGTTCGACCCGATGCCCGCCTGCCAACTCCAGCTCCACATCGGCCCTCCAGGCGGCACGTCAGTTCGGAACAAGCTGCTCGTCTCCGGCACCGTTCAGGAGACAGGCTGGGAGACGGTGATGTTCGACACCCCGGTGGTGGTCTCCGACGAGACGATCATGTGGATCTCCCGGTACGACACCCCTTCGGGAGATTCGACCCGGATCGACATGGCCCGATTCGAGCCGTACTTCCCTGCCGACACCCCTGTCGAGTCACGCCTCGGCCTGTTCCGCACGGTTCCACCGTCAGCCCGCTTCGAGGTGCCGGCGGAAGGCGTCGCGACGGACGCTCCGGTGAACGGCCACGACACCACTTGGTACTACATCGACCCCTTAGCTAGTGCGTGACTCCGGTGTTCGCACCGCGTAGTAACATGTCAGGATGCCCCCCGCCTCCTCGAAGCGACCCCAGCCACCCGTGACCGTCCCGCAGGCATCGAAGCCCGGCGGGATGCCCAGCACGAAGAACCGTGAGTTGCAGGGAACCTTGAAAGATCTCGGCTACTACAAGGGCAAGATCAACGGGTACTACAACAACGAGCTACGTAACGCCGTGTCGCTGTTGCAGCAACGCCTCATCAAGGACGGGTTCTACGACGGAGCGCCGAACGGCAACTTCGACGCCGCCACTCGAGCAGCGCTGCTCGCCCATCCCGACATCCCGACCGTCTGACGTGAGGATTTTAGGCTTCCAATTGGGTTACGCGCCGTACGCCCGCGTTGGCTCCTGGATCGCGATGCATCAGTACTACGCCGGTCTCGTCGCCGCCGGCCACAAAGTCATCGTGCAAGTCCCTGACCGCATCAAGTCCTACGACATCGACGGCGTCCACGTCGAACACCTCGGTTCCAACATGCGCCCCCGGTTCGCCCGCACCGACGTCTGCGTCTCGATCCACGGCGACGACGCCCGCCTCCATCGTGTCGCAATGACGGAACGCATGCCATCCGTCCGTTTCGTCCACGGCACCCACGACACCCTGTTCCACAACCTTGTGAAGCACGGCGAACCCACCCTCACCGTGTTCAACTCGCACAGTCTCGCCGAATACGTCGGCTACACCGGCGAACACATGGTGTGCCACCCCATCATCGACCCCACCAAATTTGCGACGACTCCAGGCGACGCGATCACGCTCGTCAACCTGATCGAACCGAAGGGCTACCTGACGTTCGACGCCCTCGCCCGCTACCTCCCGAAGCGTCTCTTCCTCGGCGTCCGAGGCGGCTACGGACCCCAGCCGGAAGGCCAGGCCCGCAAGAACGTCACGATCATCAAGCCGACCGGCAACGTCCGCGACGACATCTTGGCGAAGACCCGCATCCTCCTCATGCCGTCGGACCATGAAACCTGGGGCATGATCGGCGTGGAGGCGATGTGCAGTGTCCCCGTGATCGCCCACCCCACTCCCGGACTGAAGGAGTCACTCGGCCCGGCCGGACTGTTTGCCGACCGCGATGACCTCGACGCCTGGTTGGACATTATCGAAGATCTCGACGATCCCCGAAAGTATGCGAGACAGGTGAAGCTCTGCAAGCAGCGGGTCGACCAGCTCGCCAAGGACGACTCGCTGACGAGGTTCATCAAAAAACTAGAAGAGGTCGTTGGATGAGAGTCGCCGTGATGTGTCCCTGGCGGCCAACCCCTGATCGTCTGGCGGCGTTCCAGACAGTCCGGGACTGGTACCTCGAGAACTTCCCCGACTGGTACTTCGGGACTGCGGACTCCGGCCACGAAGAGTTCTCGCGTGCTGGTTCTCGCAATACCTGCGTCCGCGTCGCCGAAGCCGATGGCGCTGACGTCGTCGTTCTGAACGACGCCGACACGATCCCCGACTCGAAGGCGGTGACAGCCGCCGTGTTCGGAGCATTCGACGACGGACTCCTGCACTTCGGGCTCGACACCATGCTGTACCTCACCGAAGAAGAAACAGCGGCCTACCATGCCGGTAAGTGGCCGACCCGCACAGCCCTCCAACATGACTCGTCGGTGATCGCGATCAAACCCGCCTCCTACTGGGAATGCGGCGGCCAGGACGAACGCTTCACCGGCTACGGAGGCGAGGACGGGGCCCTCACCTCGGCGGCCACAGCGATCCTTGGACGACCGCGCTGGCACAAAGGAATGGCGTTGTCGCTCTATCACGATGGCGCCTGCCGCGACATCGGCTCCGAAAGGTGGCAGCCGAACTCGGCGCTCAGCCAGCGCTACTACAACGCCCGCAACAACGCCGCAGCCATGCGGGCCATCATCGCCGAACGAGAACCGGAGAACCAGGATGCATGACGCCGCTCTCAAATTTGTAGCCGACTTCGCCGCCATCACTGGCCTCGAAACAGCCGAAGTCACTGCCGTCGACATCGGCGGCCGCGAGACGAACGGTCACGCCCGCTGGGTCTTCCGGAACGCCGACTGGACTGTCGTCGACGCGGCCGATGGGCTAGGCGTAGATGTCGTCGCCGACGGCGCCTCCTGGCAGCCACCCGAACTCGTCGACCTCGTTCTCTACGCGGAAGTGGGAGAACATACACCTTCGAACGCGGCCATCATCGCCAACATCTGCATGATGCTGAAGCCGGGCGGGACGTGCGTCATGACGATGGCCGGCCCCGGCCGCGAGGTGCACGGCCTCCACCACGACGATCCACTCACCCCTGGCGGCTGGTACCAGAATGTCCAGCCAGACGAGCTGGAGTACGCCCTTCAAGCCGCTGGCTTCTCGGAGTGGGAAGTCGACCAACTCGGCGAAGACGTGCGGGCGTGGGCACGTAGATGAGGAACGTCGTGATGACCTGTCTTCTTACTTCGATCCCCAATCCCATGTGCGTGGGCTGCGACAACTACAAGCCGGACATCGCGATCCTCCAGAAATGGTTGAAGTCGCTGGTCGGCAGTCATGCAGTCGTGATCCACGACGAACTATCGCTACATCATCAGCGTCTCGGCCAGGCGTGGGCTCGAGTCCCCGTCGAGTTCGTCCAAGTCGAACCGGACGACACCAACCTGTTCTTCGCCCGTTGGGCTCACCTGCGCGCCTGGCTCGACAGCCGACCGGACATCGACAAGGTGTTCATGACTGACGGCTCCGACGTCGTCATGCTGCGTCCGCCGTGGGCGACGATGGAGGCCGACCATCTCTACGTTGGCTCAGAGAACGACACGATCTCGAACAAGTGGATCGTCGACAACCATCCGTCGATCAAACCGATGGCCGAAACCTTTCCTGATCGCGTGCTCCTCAACGCCGGCCTACTCGGCGGCGGCCGGGCGGATGTCCTCGAATTCCTCGCCCGCCTCATCAGCCACCCGATGGACGCTGGCGATATGACGGACATGGCGGCATTCAACTACGCCCTCCGCGAGACCCGATGGCGTGAACGATTTGTCACTGGCCCGCTCGTCCACACCGAGTTCGGGAAGTGGCAGCGTTCCGGATCTTCGTTCTTCGCGCATAAATAGTGGCTGTGGCTAACATGTGGACATGGAGAGCCCTCGTCTGGTTGCGGTCGATGCTGACACACTCAGTGATCTCCTTGCGCTCGCAGAGCGACTACTCTCACATGTCATCGAGGACCAGCTTCACGATGCCGCGCATATACGCGACATCCCGCTCGCCGTCACGGACGGACTCCGCGGTGCGATCGCCGAGATCCGATGCCATGGCCTCGTGCCGGCGTAATCAGAGGAGATGACATGGGCTGCGGTTGTAATAAGCGTGGTGCTCTGGCGAAGTTGAACGCCCAGTTCGAAGACCTGACCCGCAACGACCGGTCGATGGTGCTCCTCGGCGACGACCCGTACGAATGTCTTCCTGGCGATGCGCTCGTGGTGGCCCCAGGCATCCAACAGGCAACTCGCCGCCGGTATGACGGCGACATGGTTCAGATCACCCTGAGGTCAAGGCGCGTCCTCACCGCTACTCCGAATCACCCTGTACTCACGAACCGTGGTTGGGTCTCGCTGGGCTGTGTTGATGTGGGCGATCGCCTTATCGACGGCGAGGTCGGCATACTCGACAGGCTTTCGCTTGTTCAGCCAAATCCAGAGCGTCATCCATCCCCGATCAGCGAGATCTTCGACTCGCTTGCGGAGTTCAGTGAACCTCATCGGGTGACTAGTACTGCGATGGATTTCCACGGCGACGGGAGCCACAGCGAGATCGAGGTTGTATCGCCAGACGGCCTTCTGGGGCGCGACCTCAATGCCGCGAGCCACGAGCAGGGCTTGGAATTCGGCTTCTCCTATACGGCGCATCGAGAGCGTGTGTTCGCGGTCAACAGCTCGCGCTATCACTTCCCGGTCTGGGACGATCCGCCCGCGAACTGCGGCGTGGGCAGCCATAGTCTGGTTTCGCCGCTGGTCGCTAGTCATGCGCGACGCTCGGATCAACTGGGTCTCCGACCGTCCCCGAATGGGGATATCAAGTTGGATCAGACGTCGCTGGAGTGTGCGAGGGTTAACGCCGAAAGAACGGGCGAGAGGTTTCAGCCCATCACCCGCCAGGTAAAGCGCCGCCGCCGCGGCCATGTCGATGGGGGGGCAGCGACGGCCTTCGGATTTCAAGACGCCAGCGCGGCGCAAACGTTGAGTGACGACCGTCTTGCTGACGCCATGGCGGGCACCGATGGAAACAAGGGAATCTCCAGCCTCGTAGCGCTCGATGAGATCATCGACATCCAGTGCGATTCGGTCTCGTGCCATGTCTACAACCTCCATACGAAGACGCACTGGTACGTCTCACAAGGGATCATCGTACATAACTGTGCCGCTTACAGCGGCATCTTCCAGGGCACCCACTTCTACATCGTCGGGCGTGGCACCGAACACGAGAAGGTGTTCCTCCGCTCCGGCGCCCGTGACGCCAAGATCTACGCGAAGGAGCACGGGGTGAAGGTCGGCCGCCTCGTGAATGCGCGCAGTCTTTGCGAGGAGCGCGTCGTGCAGCTCCTCGGTGCCTAAACCAGGTAGGTGCGTCCGGTCCACGGCGACTTGATCAGCCGCCGACGTGGACGTTCACAGCCGGTCATCCGGGCACTCAGTTCGGCGCAACGCTTCCGGCGCGAAGCCGAAGCCGACCCAAACGCTCCGTCGGTGAGTGGGCGCGTCGCAGTCTCATTCCAAACCCGGTACTCGTTCCGGTCCGGCGGTGGATCGAAGAGCTTCACGTCTCGACATTAGGTCGCAGATCCATGAGGGCCCGGATGAGTTCGTATCCCTCGAGGGCATCCAAGACCCTGCGCACCTGGATGTCATCGAGATCGCCCCACGACTTGACGTCGCGGCGCAGCAGATAGGCCACCAACTCGAGGCGTTCGTCGCGGGTCAGGCCGATCTCCGATGCGACTTTGAACATCTTGCGTTGCTGCGGTGACTGCGGATTGCCACCACTTTCCATTCCAAGCATCTTACAATCTCAGCTATATGGCCCGGTATGTGACCGCAGGGGACGCCAACATCGACCAACTCCCCCGCGCCTACACCAAGGGCCACAAGCCCGAGCCGATCGGCTATCGCGCCGGAGCACGATGCATATCCGAGAACCTGGTGGTGACGTCAGCACCGAAAGGTGGACGACCGTCCATCTGGATCGTCGAGGACCACGAAACCTACATGGTCGGCGATGAACCAATCCTCGGCAGCGTCCTCACCGAAGTCGCGCTCGGCCACTGCTCGCTGTGCTCTGTGCAATGGGGCTGTGCCCGGTTCGCTGTCGCCTGCGAAGAGGACTTCGGGACCCGCTCCATGCCGCTCGAAGATCTGCTGTGGCTCCGTAAACAGCGCAACCCGGAGGCGATCATCCGCCGGGCCGAGGCCGACGGGCGGCCGATGCAGTTTGCTGTGAGGGACGCCCGCACCCGCTGACATGGTAGGACCACTAAGCTGACGCGATGGCAGCCACCATCCTCCAGAAGCCTCGCTACAACGGATCGATCTCCTACGCCAAGAACAAGGAACTGATGTACCCGAACATCGAACGGGGCGTCGTGCTCATCATCGGCAAATCCCCGAAGTCGAAGGTGACGATCCTGTCGTTCGACTCGGGCGAGCGGCGCGGCGAACAGGTCGATGTCATGCAGAACGTGACGGTCACCGAAGAGAAAGGCAAGCTGCGGCTCAACGGTGAATCCTTGCGGGTGTCCCAAGAGTTCAAGGGCACGATCCCCACCGTCGTCGAGATCGTCCTCACCCTCAACGACAAATGCCGCGAATGTGGTAATCGGTGAACGTCTGGCTCGCCTTCCTCCTGATCTCACTCGCATCGGCCCGGCTGACCCGGCTGGTGTGCCTCGATGTCCTGTTCGACGAGCCCCGCAACTGGATCGTCGGCGGCCTCCAAGACCCCGTCCAAGTGAAAACCCGGGAGCGCGACGGCTTCCGTTTCCGCCCACTCGCCGAACCCGAATACCACTCGCGAGGCAAGGTGGCGTACTGGTTGCGGAACAAGCTGGGCTACATGATCCAATGCGCGTATTGCGCCTCCGCGTATTGCACGGCCCTGGTCCTTCTCGGCTTCCGGATCTTCGTCGAACCCGTTCCCGCGCCAGTGCTGTGGTGGCTGGCGGCCTGGATGGTGGCGGTCGTCGTGCTCGAGATCACCGACGGCGAGTAACGTAGGTCCATGTCGACCGATCTGCTGTCTCCCGTCGTCCTGGACGGCATGGAGGAGTTCCTCGGCATGATCTCGAAAGGGGTCGGACCGAAGAACGCTGCGATCGCCGTCGGCTGGAGCCTTCGCCAGCTCCGAGAACTACAGTCGGACGCCCAGTTCGTCGAAGTGATGGAAGCGGCCGGCGAGCAGCTCATCGAGTCCATCGAAGAGAAGTCGGCGCAGATGGCTCAGGCCGGCAACGTGCCAATGATACAAATGTGGCTGTACTGCAAGGGGGCGGACCGCGGATGGCGCCCGCCGACACACCGCGTCAACGTCAGCCACCAGGGCACACCAGCCGCGGAACGGGTGCTCGCCGTCACCAGCGCAGCCCTCGAACTGATGGCGAAACACGGCCACCAGGCGCTCGCTCTCGGTGGGCCGCTCGACGAGATGGATCACATCGTCGACGCCGAGGTAGTCGATGATTAACCCCGATCTCGAACATCTCCGCAAGGTCGGCTCGCCACTCCGTCTCGCGCAAACACTGGCGCCCCACCTCTACGGGCCGCGGTCGACATATCAGGCCGATCCGTGGCTGCGGATGTGTGAAGGCCGGATCATGGACGCGATCAGTGACCGAGAGAACCAGCGGTTCCTGAAGATCAACGCTCCTCCACAGTCGGGAAAAGCAGCCTGGTCGAGCTGTTCACTCCTCTCTGGGTGCTCGGCCATTGGCCTGATACCAGAGTCATCCTGATCGCCTACTCCGACGACCTCGCGATCCGATCCGGCGCGCTCGTGCGGGACATCTTCATGAAGTGGGGGCCCGAGTTCTTCGGCCAGACCGTTGACGCCAACTACGAATCGAAACAGGAATGGCGTCTCGCCGGCCACCAAGGCGGAATGCTGTCCGTCGGGATCGGCTCGCGAATTTCAGGTATGCCAGGAGATTTGGTCGTACTCGGCGACCTGATCAAGGGCATGGAGGAAGCCGGCTCAACGAAGACGAAGGAAACGCACTGGGCAGAGTTTCACGGTGCCATCCTCCCTCGCCTGCAACCCGGCGGCACGATGCTCCTCGGGGCCACCCGCTTCGCGGACGACGACATGTCCGGCCGCATCGACGCGCAGGCGAAGGACCCTGAGTACGACGGAGACCGCTGGGAATCCCTCGTGTTCAAGGCGATCGCCGAACCCGACTTCGACGAAGAGAACCCGGATGACCCGGAGTGGCGCGACCTCCTCGGCCGGAAACGAGGCGAGCCCCTGAAGACACGGTTCTCGAAGCCAGGCGAAGAGGAAGACCCGGAGCGCTGGCACGACTCGTTCTTCTACCGGCGCAAGCGCACGACCGTTCCGTTCATCTTCTCCGTCGTGTACGAACAGGAACCGACCTCGCCGACGGGCGGCATGTTCCCCCCGGATAAGTGGGCGTGGTACGACCCGGACGACAAACCGTGGATGCAGTCCCGCCGGCGAGCCTGGGATCTTGCAGCCTCGGAAGGGGGGGGTGACTACAGCGTCGGTGGGCTCGTCACGAAAGACGTCGACGACGTCTTCTATGTGCAGGACATCACCCGATTCCAGAAGGGTGCGAACGAAGTGATGGACGAAGTCAAGGTGACTGCGTTCACCGACGGAGTGTCCGTTCCCGTACTCATCGAAGGATCCAGGAATGGCGACGGGCTGGCTGTGATTGCGTTCTACAAAAGAGAACTGAAGAACTACACCGTCACCATGGCGCGCGCCGAAGGCTCGAAGGAGGAGCGGGCCCGGCCGTACTCGACACTGATGCAGCAGGGTCGAGTGAAGCTGCCCCGCGGCAAGGATGGCAAGTCGCCGGATTGGGTTGCGCCGTTCATCGACGAGCACCGCAAGATGATGGGCGACGGTCGCAAGGGACGGTACGACGACCAATGTTTAGTCGGAGAGACGGCTGTAACGACACCGACCGGCGAGGTCCGCCTGGATCAGGTCCGGTCCGGGCAATTCGTGTTGGGTGCTTCGGGTTGGACCCGGGTTCTGTGGGCGGGATGCACCGGGGTGGCCGACGTCGTCGGGGTGGGCGACCTGGTAGGGACGAGGAACCATCCCGTGTGGGCGATGTCCGGGTGGGTGAATCTCGGCGACCTTGGTCGGCATGATGATATCGTGTCCATATGGTCAACCGAAAGACGCTTCCTTGCTCAATCGAAGATTGCACGGCCCTCGCCAAGGGCGGCCGAGGTCTTTGCCACAAGCACATGGCCCGAATGCGCCGCCACGGCGACCCCTTGGTCACCCTCTCGACCGAGCGAGGCTCCGTCGAGGTCGACACGGTCGTCTTCGCGGGAATCGAGTTCCGTCGATATCCAAACTCGAGCACACCCGCACATCGCCACTACTACAAACCCGGCGGCCAACACATCAAGCGAGGTGTTCAGGCGCTACATCAAGAGGTGTGGAAGTCAATCAACGGGCCAATCCCGGAAGGATGGGCGGTCCACCACATTGACGGCGACTTTACCAACAACAACCCCTCCAACCTGGAGGCTCTCCCCCGCCGTGATCACGAACGAGAACACTCAGCGAGCCGTAGCCTACGAGCGCGAAGCCCACAACAGTTGGCCCTTCTTGACCGCATCCGACCGCTTGCTTCCGCGTGGCATCGCTCACCCGAAGGAATGGAATGGCACCGAGCGCACGGCAAAGCGATGCGGGGTAAGCGACGACGTCGCGGTGTACAACCTGACGACTGAGGATGGCACCTACTTCGCCAATGGAATCCTGGTCCACAACTGCGACGTCGTCGCGCACGCCATCAACGACATGCTCGACTCGAACGTCGTCGAAATGTTGATCCCCGACCTCCACCTGCGAGGCCGCGGGTCACGTGCCTCGGTGGTCCTCGGCGACTCCAACGACGTCATGTCCGCCGACGAGCCAGCCGACGTGATCCACTAGATCAGGGAACAGGTCGGGCAGGTCGGCCGGACAGTCGGCCTGCGGGCGCCACGAGGTCGTGACGCCGAGCGACTTGAACTTGTCGTCGACGACGGGCACGAAGAACACCGGGGCCTGATCCTGGACCGGATACAGCGACCATTTACCGTCAGGCAGCGGCCAGGCGATCACGACGTCACCGGAGTAGCCGACGACCTTCTGGTTGTGCAACGCCGGATGCATCTGCATATTGGCGAGCGCCTGCTCGATCTTCTGCAACGCAGCTCGAGTCGCCGGCACCCCATCGCGCTCGAGACGGGTCTTGCGGTGCCGCCCCGTCGACGCATAGAACACTTCCTTCGTCAACCGGTCGGCCAAGGTGCGCCACGCGATCGCAGGCATCGCGCAGGCATGGCCCTGAGTGGTGCGCTCACGGTTGGCGACGAGGTGCTGCTTGTGCCGCGCTGTTCCCCAGTGGCGGCAGGAATTCAACTGCTGGTAACTGAGCGAAATGATCACGACTCGAAGTCCTGTTCGTCGAGGCTGAGGACTTCCTCAGCGAGGGCAACCACATCGGCCGGTTCGGCCCCAGCCAGGTCGATGATGCTGGTATGTCCCGTACGGGCACACACCGCGGCGATCATCTCCTTGATGTCCTGCTCCCGACGGGCGGCCTCGATGAGTTCGCGGGCTGCCTTCGCGGCTTGGACGCGGACGTCACCGACCGGGAACTCCTGCTCGATGCGCTGGAACTGAGAGCTCATCGGAGTAAATCCTTGAGTTTGCCCACGAATTCGAAGAGTCGAGCCTCGTCGCCGGAGAACTCGCGCAACAGCTCGACGACTTCGACGTAGATGGACAGCGCCGGCATCGAGATCTCAGCCCTCGTCTCCTCGAGACGAGGCATAGGCAGAAGATCCGGTTCCCTGGGTGGCTCCGGAACCAGCCATTCGTAGGGCTGGGGCTCGTCGCTCATAGCGACTCCCGTTCAGCGACCATGACGGAGGCGACGATGCGGCCCCGCTGGATTTCGATGAGGCCCTGCTGCTCGAGCGCGTCGAGCCTCCCGTCGATCTTGGTTTTGACCCGGTCGGGCAACACCCGGTACAGGGCGTCGCGGGTCGGCCATTTCCCGGTCAACATGCGGTACCGGTTGACGGCCCCGAGGGTCGATTCGCGAACGTTCAAAGTCGTTCCTCTCGTTGAGCGATCGACTCCCACAGAGCGGAGTCAATCGGGTTGATCACGGCGAGCAGGTCAAAGCCGAACTTGCATCCGAAGATGGCATACCGGAAGTCTGCATCGTCGTCGTCCTGGTCGTTCCAGCCGAGAATCGTCTGGTCGCGTCCGTCGACGAGTAGACACATCTGGTTGGGTCGCGGCTGGTTGAAGCGGTCGAACTCCATGATGGCGTCCGAGATCGACTCGTAGGTTTCGAGCCAATACACCGGGCTCTCGAACCGGTCAAGCCGGATCAGCCGGTACGGACCGGCTTCCGACACATAATCCCAGCGGGGACGCGACGGCGAGATCCAGACGCTCATCACCTCTTCGTCGGTGCGTCCGTCTGCCGGCCGACGGACAAAGATACGTCTGGCCCATTCATTCAGGAGGCCCACGATCACAGCAGATCGTCCACTGCGACATCGACCCAACGCGAATGGTCATCGAGCACCTGGGTTCGAATATTCCGGTCGGCCATGGCCCGCTCGACTTCGGCGGCGATCGGCTCGCGCCCTTGAGTGGTGAACACCATCTCCCGGTACCACGCCTTCCACTCCGGTGTCTCCCGTAACCGGCGGAAAGCTTCGGCCTGATTCTGGAGTCGACTTTTACTGTTCGTGGCTTCACCGACAGCCCCAGACGCGCGGTGTCGGAGGCGGACGCCGGTCGCGACCTTGTTGCGGTGCTGGCCGCCCGGACCGGAGCCGCGGATCGCGCTCCGGTCGAAGTCTTCGGGCACCACCCGAAACAGCAGCTCTCGGAAGATCTCAGTCATGAACCAGGTTCCCTGCGAGAGCAAATTCGGCTGCCGTTTCGGCAAGCCGGGCCACCTCTTTCACGGAGACGAGTCTCATCCCGAACCGCCACTGCTGGCGGCTCAGGCGGTACAGGATCCGGAACGACGCGCCGAGCTGCTCGGGTGTGTAGTCATTCCAATGCGAGGCGAGGTCTTCGACGGTGACCAGCACAGTGGTCTGGTCGCAGACCTTCTCGAGCCAGATGTTCGCAGCCCGACAATGGTTGCACGAGATGTGATATTGGGGTTCGTGAGGCACGAGGTCATACTCGCTGACCTCGTCGGTGATGAAGCCGAGTGCTTCGAATGCGTCGCCAGTCAGCGGATCCTCGTAGAAGTCCGGGAGCGTAATGAACGGCCGGCTCTCGTCGAAGTAGGTCTGGCCCGGCTTCGGATGTTGAGCGACGAACACGAGCGGCGACTGCTCGCGCTCCCACTCGTCGTCCATTGCCGTGAACACGGTGTGCGGTTCGCCGGTAGAGATCTTCCGGCCACAGTCCTCGCAATGCTCATCAGTTTCCGACACGGCCTCTGGATTGGTGGAGTCCACGTACCAGTCGAAGTCTCCGTCAACTCTGCACACGGGCTATCGCCTCCTCGATGGTTGGGTGTCGACCCCAAGCATGGTCATGGTCTCGCTCCTTCGGGTGGAACATGAAGGCGAGACACGGTGTCTCGTATTCCGGATGGCGATCCGTGTCGTAGAACCCCCAGCCGTCCTTGCCTTCCCGGTACTCCTGAAGCCAGGCGTCGCGATCGATCTCGGTGTGGATGTCCGCCGAGATGTTCACGCGGACCGCCTTGGCATGAGCGGCGAGCACGAGCCGCGTCAGGTTGTCGAAGTCGTAGGTGGCGAAGTCGCCACACATCTTGACTCGAACGAACTGCGGTCGAACGAATACCGGCGCCGACTCGTCGGTCAGCGAAAGCCCGTGCCAGCCTTCGCCGACGAGCGGCAGATTGTATGGGGCACACCAGGAGCACAACACATCGAAGCACCGCTTCTGGTCATCGGTGAGAGGCAGCTTCGTGTTGGACTCGATCCAATCGGTGGTGCTACTCATCGTCGAACTCCCCTTCGGTCAGTCGTCCGTCGAGACGGGCCAAGGCGACAACGCACGCAACTGAGATGTTGCTGGTCGGGTACTCGCCCCGCCGGATCTGAGTGAGAGCGATGGTCAAGGCCATGTTCTCGACGGGGCGTAGATCCAGTGTCGTCACGTGTCCTCCCTTGCGGACTGGTCGCCGGCCTGGAGTGGGATGGCGTCGACGTACTTGTCGCCAAGCGTCTTCGTCTCGACGTCCTTGCGGAGGATGCCGAGTCGGCCGAGCTGATTGATCCTCGGGTTATCCGAGGGCGATAGGAACACGTCGCGCATCAACTGGACGGCCTCGCGCACCGCGGTGTGAGCGCTGACCTCGCCGGTCTCCGGGTCAACGGCTCGCTTCATTGCTTCGGTCTGGACGACACCGGCGATCGCACCGTGATCAAACCGCACCTGCTCTTTCTTGCGCTTCACCACATAGGAGATGCCCTTGAAGTTAACCGGCTCGTAGAGTTCCATCTCGGAGGTCAGATGGACGCACAGCGCGGCCCGCGCCTCCTTCGCCTTCGCGATGACTTCATCCACCGTCGCCAACATCACAATCGCTTGCTCGGTCGTGTGAGCGTCCGCCTCGTTAATGACGTCCTGGAACAAGTCGTTGACCACCAGGATCGAGGCCGCGGCCTCGAGCATCTCAGATTCGGTGATCATTACGGCCTCTCATCCCAGTAGCGGTACCGCTTGAGCACTTCGAGCGGTGGGTGTTGATCGAAGTACAGGTCTCCGGTCATACGGTCGAGGTGACGCTGCTGCTGTTCCGGCGAGAACCAGCCGTCGACCTCCACGGCGTTCACGATTTCGCCGGACTTGCGGTCACGGATGTAGTAGGTGCCCATCTCAGAAAGGCTTCTCCGTATTCGGATACGCGTCACTCGACCCGCCGGCCCCCGACGCTGGCCCGGGGTCGTCCTTCGGGGCCGACGATCGTTCTGTCTTCTCGACGGTGGCCTGAGCCCATCGCAGGTCGGGGCCGATCGCGTCGACGGTCACTTCGAACACGGTTCGCTTCTCGCCCTCGTCGTTGTCCCACGAGCGCTGCTCTAGGCGTCCCTGGACGATGACCCGATCACCCTTCGACAAGGATGCGGCGGCGTTCTCGCCGAGCGTCGCCCAGATGTTGAGGTTCAGGAACGTCGTGTGCTCCTGCCACTCGCCGTTGGACTGCCAGCGACGCGACACGGCGATGCCTGACGAGCCGATGGCGCGACCACCCGAGGTAAACCGCAACTCGACGTCGCGGACCAAATTGCCTACCAGTGTTACTTCGATGCCGTTGATGACGCACCTTCCTCTCGTTGAAATTTGATGTCGACGCCCGGGTTCTCCGGATGATCGGGATCGACGCGGACCCACTCGACCGATGCCGTGAACGCGACCCCTTCGTCGAGACTGGGGGCGAGGCGGGCGGCAATCTGACGGGAGACATGTCCGATCATGATCCCGAGCGCCGGGACGTGAACTTCGACGGCGTTGGGGTCGTGTTCGTTGTCTGGGTTGCGGACGAACACCACTGGGATCGGCTCGTCCTGCCAGGTGAGTCCGTCGACCAGCTCACGTAGATTGTGGACGAAGCTGGGGTAGCCTTCGACGAACGTCATGCCCACGACGGGCACGATGTGAGGCTCAACCATCGAGCACCCCTCCTTCATTGCATTCCGCATCCTCCTGGAGGACTTGGAACTGGTCGGTGTCCCCAACCATGTAGATGCCGTTCCCGCCGAAACAGAACGCCCAGACGCGGGCGACGTGGCTCCCAGCATCGAAGCTGTAGACCTCGGTGTCGATCTCGTTGTCTTCGCCAGCAAGCGCTGCGCCAGCCGTCACCCCGGCGGCAGTCAGACTGCCGACGATGACGACAGCGAAAGTGGCGTCGATGACCCGGTTCATGATGGTCCCTCTTGTGTCTTGATCTTCCAGGTGTTGCCGCACGTCAACCCGATGGTGATGTGGTTGACCACCCGATGGAACGGGCCTTCGAATATCTCCCCGGTGGTCTTGTTGGCTGCCACGACAACCGTGTCAGGCTCGTACACGGTGAGCCGTGCCTTCCGGCGTGTGTCGGGTTGCCTCATGTCATCCCAGCCCTCTCCAGTTCGCATCGAACCAGTAACGAATCGACCTGCTCCGGCGTCAGATCGGCGGCATACACATTCGGGACGCCGGCCTCCTGAGCGGCCCACTTGAGAACCTTCACGCGCTGGCCGCCCGACAGCCGCTCGAGGGCTTCGTGCAGATCGGGTGGCGGAATGTTCGATGTTGGCCCCACCGGTGTGTCTTCGGCACCGGTGGGGCTCTCAGCCACAGGAGTGGCGGTATCCCGCGGGGGCACGAGAGACTCCTGTTGGCGAGATGGTGTTTGTGGCGCCGGGGAAGAATCCGGGACCGGCGTAGCATCAAGTCGCGCGATGTGATTGAGCATTCGAACTTTCCGTTCGTCGTCAATTTGCTCGGTGGATTTCCACACGAGCACCTTGTTGCCCTTCTTCAAGGTTTGCAGGATGGCGAGCTGAGCGGCGCCGAGCTTCGTGTCGGTGCGTTCCGACCAGACATGCTCGGGCTCGCCTTTCTTCGAATAGTCGGCTTGGATCATCACCTTGCAGCGATGCGAGCGGTCCTGGAGTTCGTAGCTGAGGAATTCGGCTGAGAGGACGACGGCGGTCATCATGTCGTGGACCTGGCGGTACTCGCGGGAACCCTCAGAGATGGTGGCGACGACCTCAGGGATCAACGCGGCCAGACGGCCACGCCACGACGGCAAGTCAGACATTTCGCCGGCCGCAACGATCGCCAGCCGCAGCACGTCGACAACCTCGGCGTTCGTGGGAGCGATTCGGTCAGCCATCTCCTTCACATCCTCTCCTGTAGGTCGCCAACTCCGGGTCCCATGCGTACACGCATCCGAGTAGATCGACGATGTTCGTGTTGGTGTCCGGGACGAAGACCGTCAGCGCTCCGCAATGAGTGCATAGACCTCCGTCGACGACGCTGGCGCACAGCTTCAAGGTGGCCTCGACAGGTTCGATGGCGGCGTCCACGAAGTAGTGACGGGAGAACGCGATCCCGTGCTTCCGGCGGTACTCGGCTGTGGCGTGCCAGATCACCGGAACGCCGTCCTCTCCTTCGTCGGAGTGACCGATGCGGAAGCTGCTCATGCCGGTGCGTTCGAGCAGCTTCACCGCAGCGATGAACCGCGGGTTAAGCGTATGGTGGGGGGCGTCTGGCTCACAGAATCCGGGCATCAGATGACCCTCTCTCGGTGCTCGGCGGCGGCGTCTTCCAGTTCGAATCGGGCTCGGCGTGAGATCCTCCACATCACCGCTTCGGAACCGGAGCGGGTAGTGCGGGTGTAGTCGTCGCTGCCGGTGATCCAGCCCATCTCTTTGAGGTCGTGGACTCGAGCGCTCACCGACTGATGCTTGCGGTCGAGGGACTCGCAGAGTTCCTCAACCGTCATGCCGATGTCGTGGGCCCACAGTCGGCGCACGATGCGACCGGACAGCGATGCGGCACGAGGACCACGGACGTAGGCGGCAGCGTTCTGTGACGTCAACGGAGCGCCCTTCGACGACCTGGCAGCCGAGGCATCAGGCAGCGGAAGGGCGTCGAGCGCCTTCAGCGCGTCAGAGAGAGCGGTCGTGTCGATCGCTGGCCCCTCATACCGATCGTCGTCCGGTGTGTAGTCGAAAGCGGCTCGCACGCTCGTCATGAGCGCACGTCCGGCTTCGATGACTTCCAACTCGGCGTCACGGCGTACGGATCGGGCGGTCATGCCGGACCTCCCATGATGGCTTCAAAGAGAGCGAGCGCCCAGCGGGCGTCGGCGAGCGCGGTGTGTTTCGGTAGGAATTGCTCAGGATCGACGCCAAGAGCCAGCGACAGATCCGTCGACTTCCACGGCAGAGTCCCGAACTGATGACGGGTGTCGTAGTCGTCGTCCGATCCCTGCTGCAATCCGCACAGGTAACCGATGGCGAGCGCTTCGACGTCGATCAGGTGATAATGCCACGGCGTGCGGCGCAGCTCCATCTGTTCGGCGACCGTTTCACCGTTGTAGGCCGGGAGCGACATGCGGTGGGTGCGGTGCATTCGTTCCGAGTCGAACCAGGTGCAGGCACCGACGAGATGCCGTCCGGTGACGAGTTCGTTGAAGCGGCGCACCGAATCATGTGGCCAGAGGGCAATGTCGGGGTCGTAGCGTTCGTTGAACCCGCCGAGTTCGACGGCGTACGGGTCGGCTTGCGCGATGGCGCGGGCCCCGACCTTCTGGAACCATTGGTGCTCGACGCCGTCGACAATGACCGCGACTTCCCAAACCGGATGGTAATCCGGGTCAAGTCCGAGCGTCTCGGTATCGCATGCCGCAATCTGTGATCGGTCGTAGGTCATGAATTCTCCAAAGGGATGGCACGGCAGATATCGCCGGCGATGATCGAGATGTCGGGAGCGAGGACCAGAGCGTTCACGTCACGAGGAACGGTACGGACGATGCCGTGGGCCTTCAAGCTCAAGATGAGGAGCCACGCCTTCGAGATCGAGATGTTCAGCTCTTTGGCGACATCGCGGACGCTCGCCCATTTCGTCGAGCCGATCACAACAGCAGCCCGACGGTGCTCGTCGGTGAGCGGGACCTCACCGGCTTCGATGCGGACGTGGACCCGCTCGCGATACTCCTTCTGCGAGATCAGGCGAGAAGGTTTCATCGCTCGCTCGACAAGAGAGCGAGCTGACCGCCGGGGGTCAGATGGATCGAGAACGACCATGGCCGCCCCTCTTCGAGGGCGCGCCAGATCTGGCCGGCGGTTTCGTGGCTGAATGCGTTCTCGGTACAGAGATGCGTGATCACGTGCTCGCGGACCCGTTTCAACACCTCGATGTGACGCACCTGTTCCTCGGTCCAAACGACTCGTGAGCCGGTGCCGGCCGGCGGAACGTGAGGACGGATAGCGTCCGTCTCAATCCAATAACGGAGGGCACGTTCGCTCAGACCGACGAGGTCCAACACCTCAGAGGTGGAGTACTTCTTCATCGCCGCCGTCCTTTCCGGGACCGCTTCGGTGGCTTGATCTCCCGTTGGGGGAGCGGTTTCGGTGCATCCCCGATCTTCGTGATCGAGGTGATCTCTATGACCCGAGCCATGCCTTTGCGGTCCCGTGCATACACCCACAGCTCGTTCGGTGACAATGCTGTCGCAGTCACCCAGCCGCGCTGGGGATAGGCGGGTCTGACGAAGTAGATCCCGTCGTTCTGGAACAGGTCGCCCGCCGGAGTGCGCACCAGGAAGCGACGCTCGACTTCGGTCGTCATGGCAGCCATGCCCACGTCCGTCCCTGGATGATGTCCGCAACGGACCGCTCATGGAGCGGGAATCGAGTCGTTATCTGACGGAACTGCACTCCTTCGAGACCGAGACGACGTATCTCTCGAACATCTTCCAGCGTGAGTTGGGTGAGGTGGGCGGCTCCGCGATTGGTGGTGCCATCACGGATCTTGTCGGCGTTGTTCTCGGCGCATGTGGCCCAGCGAAGGTGCCGTCGGTTGATACACCGGCGACGGTCAACACAGGGGCCGTGGGCCGCTTCGTAGTCCAGCCCTGGCCGGGGAGTCGCTCTCTCCAGGATGACGGCGTGAACAAGGCGAGGAGGGCCGGGGTAGAAGCTGATCTGCCCATAACCAGTCCCGCTACAGCCATACGGCCAGAGAATGCACTCGTCGGTCTCGGCAAGAAAGGCGGCTTCAAGAAAGGCTTGAGGCTCACCATTGCGCGCCCGACGCCGCCGCCCGTCACCTCGGCGGAGGAGCCCGGCTGGGGTGAGCGCGAGCACCTCCGCCTCGGAAACGGTCATCAGGTCACTTCGTCTTCGGCTTCGAACCGCGCGGGGTCTCGGCGGCAATGAACCGATCGAGCCGCTTGATCTCCTCGCGTGCCGCCTTGATCTCGTCGAACAAGGTGACCCGCTGGGTCTCCATCTGCGCGTTGGCGGCGAGCAGGTCGGAGCGCTTGGCCTTCATGTTCTTCAGGACGGCGTCGAGGTCATCGGGCTGCGGAATGGCATCCGCAGCCTTCGGCTCGTATGGCACGTACTCGTCGTCGAGGTTGTCGGCGATCGGGGGCTCGACGATCGGCGGGGTGAGTCGGTTGGATGGGACGCTGGACATTCTGTCTCCTTGTGAATCGGTCATTGGTCGCCAGGCAACTGGCCGCGTTCGGCGAGCACTTGCGCTTCGGCGAATGCTTTGGCTTGGGCGTGGATCTTGGGGTGGTTGTCGGCGAGCCATGCGAGCGCGCTCGAATTGATGAGGGGATGCCGCTTGTTGCGTTCGGCTTTGCGGGCAGCCCGTGTCTCGGCGTCGAAACGAGGACGTGGTCCTGATCGACGCCGAGTGGGGGTTTCGTTCATCGGCGACCTCGGTTCTGTCCTGCCCCCGCGAAGAATGCGACGAGCAGGACGATTCCGAGGAGCCAGCCGACTCCGATGATGAGCAAGGTCATGGCGACCTCAGCGTGTCGCCGGCAATGTCTGGGCCAGGACGACTGGCGGCAACGAGGATGTACTCGTGACCTCGGTAGTCGGCGATGGTGTCACCGGCGTTGAGGGGGACACCGAGACCGTAGTCGTCGAGGTTGATGTACTTGGGCTGGTCGTTGATGGCGGCACCTCCGTAGTAACCGGCGGATCGGTGGTTTCCGGCGGCGCACAGTTGGCGACGACGGTGACGGTGTCAGAAAGCACGGTGCCGTCTTCGAACGTCGCGGTGATCGTCAAGACGATCGTCACGTCCTGATCGAGGGATCCGTTGGTCTGGTGGATGCCTTCGGCGTAGGTGCCGAGCGGGCCTTCGATCGGGGTGCCGTTGACGACGACGTAGGCGTACAGGTCAGCAGGTCCGCCGCCGATGGTGACGGTCAACGTGTTCGAACAGGTGCCTTCGACGTCGATGTCGAAACTGGCGTCGATCGGAATGGTCGTCTCCACTGGGGGTTCTGTGGACTCGACGGGCGGCTCGGTTGTCTCCACCGGAGGTTCCGTGGTTTCGACGGGCGGGTCAGTCGTCTCAACGGGAGGTTCGGTGGTCTCCACCGGAGGCTCGGTTGTCTCGACGGGCGGGTCAGTCGTTTCGACCACATCTGGCGAGCAGTCGCCTGTCCCGGTGTTGACCTCGACGTGACCGTCGGTCCACGTACCAGTGACGGTAAGGGTGTCGCCGTTGTGGACGATGTCGGTGAAGCTACCGTTGCCGGCAGCGACCGCGCCTGATGGACCTTGAGCCGTCGTGAACGTCTCGCTGAGCGGGAAGTCATTCGTGATCCGCCACGTGGAGGTGGCCTGGTCGACACACGCGACCGAATTGGCGTGAGCGCTGACCGGGTTGCCTTGGACGACGCCGATGGTGAGCGCGCCGGCAGCTAACGCGACCGCGGCGATCACTCGGATGGATTTGGACATGGGGGGTTCCTCTCGGGGAAATAGGTTGGGTATGCCGCGGCGAGTCGGTCTACGGCTCGTTCGACATCCCATTGGGTCTCGCTGATTGCGAACTCATATTCGTCGCCTGACGCCAGCAGGTTCAAAGACATCTCATGATCCTATCATGTCAGGCGAGATGCGACAATGGGTCCCGTCCAGGAAAGTCGTGGATCATTCTCCGGGTCCTGCGACACGATCCACGGCAGCGAACCACCGGCGTCGTCCTCGGCAACCAAGCGACAACGCTCGAGCTGCTCGAGGCACATCTCCGAGTCTCCGTCTGCACAGGCATGAGGCACGCGGTACAACTCGATGAAGTTCGCGCCCGCCTGGAGGAAGGCCACCATGTCGTCGCCTTCGAACCTGATTGTGTAGCTGGTCATGGCGTTCTGGGCGAGGGAGGGATGATCAGCGCGACTCATTCGGTTTCCTTGTCTTGGTCGGGCGGGTCCGGCATCATCTCGAACGCGTGGAATGGGTGTAGCTCGCGCTTCGCTGCGAGATAGACCGCGTGGGCTTCCTCGGGTGCGTCGAAGGTGCCGAGGTGGTGTTGGCGACCGGAAAGCTGAATGGCTGCCTGCCATCGACGGCCATTCCGCGAGACGCCAGCCAGACCAACGCTGCTGCGCTGCGAAAGACGCATGTTCTGCTGGTTCCCACTGCGCGTCGCCTGCCGTAGGTTGGTGAGGCGATTATTGGCTGGATGGCGGTCGACGTGATCCAGATCCATGGTCGGCCAGACACCATGCACATACAACCAGGCCAGGCGATGCGCCAGGTATCTCTGGCCGTCGATTGCGATCAGGCGGTACCCGTCCTTCCTTTCCGAGCCGGCGACAGCGCCAGCAGGAGCACGGTTTGACAGCGTCACGCGCCAGACGAAGATACCTGTAGCGGGGTCATAATGCAGGACGTCGCGGACACGCTGCACGATCGATCCAGGCGGATGGTGCCGAAAGTCCATCTCGAAGGCATGGTGCGCTTGGTAGCGGCGTTTCGCGAGTCGTTCGGCTTCGGTCATGGCGCCGGGGTCAAGATCGTGGGGTGCGGGCATGGAGTCTCCAGGGAGATGATTTCGTGTTCGCTGGTGCAGCAGTGACCCCACCATGAGAACTCGTCGGCCAGTCGGCGAGTCGGAAACGGATCGCGGTGACGTTGCGCACCATCAGAACAGCGGACGACGAAGCTCACGACTGGTCCTGGTGATCGTCTCGTCGAGGGCATGACCGGAACGTGTGGCCCTCGCGCTCGCAGTAGTCGCAGTAGCCTTCGATCGCCGAGATCCGGTCATCCCAATGGGAGCCGAACCCGTCGTGATCACCGTCGCGGTCGTCGAGCATGTCGCCGATCGCATCTTGCTCGTCTTGGAAGGCGTCGTCTTCGTTCCGGGCCATCGCTAGTACACCTCGATCGTTTGGATGTCTTCGGTGGAGATCGAGAACGGGCGGATTTCGTCACCGTCGTCGGTGACTTCGAAGCCGTCGAGCCAGACAAACGTGTCGTCGCCGACGAAGTGGCCGGAGATCCGAACCTGAATTGGCTCCCAGTCGAAGGCGGTGATGCCGACGATCCAGCCGACGTACAGACCGATCAGATCGCGGACCTCCCCGGCGTCGTGCAGGACGATGTTCACACCTCCACCTTCCAGCCACACTTGCTGCATCCGAGGGCGAGCACACACGGCGAACCGTGCGAAATGTCGATCTCGGCGTACGTCTCAGCCCACCCGCACTCCGGACAGTCCTCGTCGCGGCAGACCCGGATACCGCGGTCCGTCTCATACGACTTCTTCGCGGTCTTCTTGGTGGTCGGCTTCTTCTTGGTCATGGCGCCTCCAATGCGTCGAGTAGGGCGAGCACGAGATCTCGTGCGTCGTAGGCGAAATCGGTCGTCGCCTCGTCGTACTTCGAGTAGTCCGCGATGTCGCCTTCTTCGTCGAGGTATGGTTCGATTGCCGCGAGGTAGAGCGCGCGCCAGGCGCGGGCGTTCTCCAGGAACGCTTCGATCGGACCGTTCATCCATCCTCCTCTACGGCGACCAAGGTGAATCCCTCGGCCATGTCGAAACTGCTGTCGTCGTAGTCACCTTCGCGCACCATCTCGACAGCAGCCTCAGATGAAGGAGCCTCGACGAGCGCCGAGCGGTACTCGGTCTGCGAGAACGACACCCGGAACCAGCTCATGTCAGCTCCTTCTCCATGGTGACGGCGGCAACCCAGTGCAGCCCGTTCGAGTATTTCGAGACGAGCGTGATGTTGCCGACCGCGACATAGTCGGGCCAGTCGGCGAACTGGGCTTGCAGCCGCTCCACCGATTCCTGCGGTTTCGGGGCGCGGGCGGTGATGCGTGCCTTGATCTTCATTCGTAGCTCCGTTCGATGTCGTTGGCGGACTCCCGCCAGTAGTTGGCGATCTGGATTGCGGCCAGCGCGCAGGTGGCGTAAGCCAGCTTGTCGACCGACGATTCCAATCGGTCGGCGTCGTTCGTCCAGGCGCTAGCGCGGTCGGCCGTGATGTGGGCGAGCGCGCGCATCTCTGCGGCGTTCATGTCGAGCCCCCGTGTCGGGCAGCCGCCGACTGCCCGACAGGAGTTGGGGAGTCGGCAGAGCCGGTCGTGATACGTCTCATTCCGGTTTTCCTTCCATGGCTTCACCGATGACTTCGGCGATCTGGTCCTTGACGATCGAAGCGACGTAGTTGTCCCAGTCCTGTCGAACAGGGTTGGCGAGCGAATTCTCGACGCCGGCGATCCACGCCGACCATTCCCGTGTGTAGCCGTCGGCTCGTTCATGGGTGAGGACGACACCGATCTGGACGTAGCCCCACGAGATCAACCCGCGGACGTACTGGAGGTTGCTGTCCTTCGCCGCTTCCCACTCGTCGAGCGTGTCGAACCCAGAGCCCTTGAATTTGCGGAAGCTCTCCGGGGGTTCGTACCAGTACTGGACGCCTTGGCATGATTCGGACCAGAACTTGACGGCGGCACCGGTGAACCCGGTAGGCCGGTCGTACTTCCGATAACCGTCCCATGCGGTCGCCCAGCGACCGAACACTTCGGGGTCTTCGAGATCCTCGACAGACAGATCGTCGCCTTCGATGCGGAGCCGGAAGGTGTAGCCCTCGTCGGCGTCGAGCACGTCGTACCTGTCGCCGTCTTTGGTGAGTGCCGCAGCGATGGTGTCGATGTCGAATTCGTCGTTCGTGATCATGGAAAATCGATCCCCCAGTGACCGGCCAAGATTTCGGCGGCCTCATCATCGAGCACGGCGTAGGCGCGCTGCGTGCCCCAGTCCTGATGCCACACCCGGGCATCGCCGTAGGCGCGGAACTCAATGCCGCGGGCCGGCCCGCCGGTGCCGAGGAGAACGTCGACGTGGTCGAGCGTCATGTCGGACAGATCACCGGACTGGTAGTCGGCGTAGGTGCCGGAGAGCTGGACGTCGATCGACAGCGGGTCGCCGACGTGTTCGTCGAGAACCCGGTCGGCCAGCTCGTCCCATTCGCAGCCGCGTTCGCAGATGTTGGCGTTGCGCTCATGGACGTATCCGACGATGCGGCACGCCCGCTCGATCTCCTGGGCCATCTGACAGGCGAGACGGAGTTCTCGTTGTTCGGCGGTCAGTTCTGGTGTTGCGGTGTTGGTCACGCGCCCATTGCCCTTTCTGCTCGGTAGGTCGCTTCGGTGTCGTAGTAGTCCTTGAACCACTCGTCGACGATCGGCCGGTTGCGAGCTGCCTCGGTGAGTTCGCGGATCTTGCCGGCGCCGGCGCAGTCCTCGCAGGTTCGACGCGTCGTGTGGTAGTCCTCGTAGTGCTCTTCGGACCATTCGGCGCGGTCAGACTCGGTGTAGGCGCCAGGCCAGCCACCAAGCCTTCCTTCGCCGCGGCAGCGATGGCAGATCCGCCATTCGAAATCGGCGTCGGTGAGCGCCCGACCGTGTCCTCGCTCGGCGCATGTGCTCGTCACATCGACGTCGGTTGCGTTGTACTCGCCGACGAACTCGTCGTCACATTCGAGGCACCAGTTGCGTAGACCCTCCAGCACGTGCTCGTCATTCATCGTCGCCCTCGCTTTCGGAAAGAAATAGTTCTCCGTCCTCCCAGTGCCAGTAGAAACTTCTCGCCGCGTCCATGAATCCGAACGGACAATTCCCTCGGAGTCCAACATGCCGGTACCAGGCGCCAGAGTCCGTCGGTTCTACGGGATTCCCGCACTCCGTGCACACGCTTGCCGTGTGGTCGTTGAGCCATTGCTCGATGGCGTCGGCAGTCTCAGAGTGACGCTCCCAGGCGAGCGAGGCGGTCAATTCCGAAGCGTTCTCGTCATCAGCGGCGACTCGCCAGTAGCGCGGATCGTCCATGATGTCTGCGGGCGTCCACCCGAAGTTTTCGGCGCGATCGGCGAGACGGTCGGGTCCGTACTGGCCCCACGACCCTTCGACGTAGCAGCCGGTTTCGACCTGGTGGCCGTTCACGATGGGCATGATTCCTCCTCGGGTTCCTCCATGAGGAGCTGGGCGGCGAGGAATCGGACCTTGGTCGCCCAGTCGAGCAACTCCTCGGGTGTCCCATCGAGGTAGATGGTGAACTCGTCGTGCACGTGGGTCGTTCGGACCGACCACGTCCCGTCGCTGTGACGGCAGTGCTTGACGGGCTCCGAGTCCTTGACTCGGAGCCAGCTGGTTCCGTAGCTGATCATGGTTCCTCCGTGAGGGTGTAGCGGGCCCAACCGAAATCTCCGCGCCCGACGAGCACGAGGTCGTCGTAGCATTCGGCGACATACCGGTTGTCGAACGTCGCGGTCATGTTGTACGGCGAGGTGGCGAGCGCAGCAACGAACGCATCGCGTGCTGTCGCGCCGACGGATTCGGCGACGTTGTAGTACTGGCCGTGGTGGATCGTTTCGGTGACGCGAAAGGTCATCAGTCCTCCAGTTGGTGAGCGTTTGGGAACATGGCGAGGAACTCACCTTCGGATTGCGTGTGCTTCGTGACGAGCCCCACGGCGTCATGGCATTGCGAACGCGTCGTGTCGCCGTCGTGCCAATACTCCATGCCGGTGTCGTCGTCGTAGAAGTACCACTTGTCCATATCCATGTCCATGTTCACGAACATCAGTCCTCACCTCCCTGGTGGATGAGGTCGCCGCAGTTCGCACAGTAGACCGAGTAGTCGGGCCAGTCGCCGAGAACAGATTCGACGTCGATGGTCGTTACCTGATGGCGTCCGTCGACCACGATGCCCGGCGTGTGGACGTAGCTCCCGTAGGTGCCCTGGCGGTTCAGCCAGCCACCGTGGTCGTCGGGCAGGTGCGGAATCAGGCAGGCGTCGCCGCAGAAGTAGTCGATGTCGGTCGTGTCGTGACCGGTCCACCAGCGGCCGTCGCCGGACTGGTACTGGCGGATGTTCGCGTCGGGTTGATGGTCATCCCGATACGCGGTTCCATAGATCGCTCGGAGCGTCATCGGTAGTCCTCCCAGGGTCGAAGCGTCCAATCGCGGGCGATGCTCTCACGGAGCAACGCCAGAGCATCGAGCGTGACATGCAGCTCGTCGGCTTCGGCGTCGGTCATCATGGGCAGCCACCCTTCCGAAAGGGCGCGCTTGAACCGGATCTCGGCCCCGTCGAGCGCGTTGATGTAGGTATCGCGATCGTTTTTCATCGTCGGTCCTTCCTGTTGTAGCGCCACCACATGCCGAGCTGGAACAGCCCGTAGAGCACGAGGAGTGCCCCCATGTAGCAGAGCGCGAATTCGGCTGGCGTGAGATCGATGGCGGCGATCATGCTCAACCGATGATCTGTGAATGATGGACGGGGCCAACGAACGTGGAAGGCCAGCGCCAGGCGACAACCTGACATGCGTACAGGTCGGCGACCCGCCGCATGGCATGCTCGGGCGAGTCTCCGGACATCATGATGACCTTGCCGGAGTCTGTCTTGATTTCATAGGTGCTCGTCATGACTAGTTGTCCATCCCGTCGCGGTCGTAGCCCCACAGACCGAACTCGTCGATCGCGGGCTCGAATTCGAGGCAGTCCTCAGTGAACAGATCCCAGTTCTCGCTCGATGGTGAACCGAACTGCCGGGATTCCTGCCAGGCGGTCAGGAACGAGGCGAGGGTCGACAGGACGTCGAGCGGCTCGGGCGTGTCTCCAGGCATGGAGATTCGCTCGCCGCCGTCACAGTGGGCTTCGCCACCGGGCCAGAACAGCGCCCACGACCAGTAGCCGCGTTCGGAGTCGCGGCCCGAGTACCAGATCCGCGCTTCGTAGAATCCGTCGCCGGATGTCCAGTCGGCGGACAGGTCGTCGTGCGTGATACTCATCGTCCGTCCTCTCGGTCTTCGATCGCCTCAACCAGGCGAAGCTCGCACCGTTCGATGGCGTCTGAGCGCGGTCGGAGACCTTCCATCGGGAAGCTTCCGCCCTTTGCGAACCAGACGAGTAGGTCCAATGCGGCAAAGTCCCGTTCGTCTCGATCGGCGTCCTCGTCGTTGACGATGGCCCACACTGCGTCGGGGTCCACGGTCAGAACCCGTAGGCGCAGATCGTGAGCGTCAGATGCATGTGGGCGACGACTTCGTCGGACGGGTTGAACGTCAACTCGAAAGCCTCGGTGCCGTGCTCGACGACTTCGGCTGGGTCTTCGCCCATGACGATCTGGTGGTTGACCAGTTCGCACAGTCCAGGCGCGCTGGAGTCGATGACGAGGATCATGGCGGCGGTGTCGTCGCCCGAATCCGTCGCCGGTGTCGCCAGCAGGGCGCCGGCGAATACCAGTTGGGTGATCACAGGGATCTCCTTTCGACCCGCGGGATGCGGGTGGGCCGCCGGGCAGGGATCGAACCTGCGTTGACACACTCCAGTGCAGCGGGTGAGACGCGGCCACGTCATTGTGGCCGCGTCCGGGGGGATCAGACGCAGCCGTGGAGGAACGACGTGACGACGTCGCGGGCTTCGTCGGTGAGACGGGCACCTTGCCCGTAGCCGGTCTCGAACGTCAGGACGAAGTATCCGTCGGTGATGTCCATGGCGAGCTGGGTGTCGCCGTCGAGCACTGTGGTGAGCAGTGGGATGACGACGCCGTACGACGTGCATGATTCGTCCATGACGCCGGATTCGATGCCGAGCGTCATCAACGATTCGGTGATCGGCTCGATCGGCGTATCGGTGGGCGCGGCCAGCGCGAGGAGCACGAGGGGGATGATCATTGGGGTCTCCTTGGAAGGAACACGTCGGCGAGTTTGCCGGCGAGAACATGGACGATGTAGGTGAGCTTGCACACGATCAGCAAGGCGACGCCGACGAGTAGCCGGAGCGCCTGGAAGACGGCGCGGATCACAGGCTGGTGACCGTCGAATGGAAGGGGGTGAACCGGACGTCGTCATGGTTCGAGAACCGGCGGTGACATTCGGCGCAGACGACCCGCACCCGGTGGATGTCGGAGAACCGGCGATCCATGAACGGGTCGGGCTCGAGGATGAGAGCGGTTCCTGGCGTAGCGCATAGCTCGCATTGCGGGAAGTCCATTGCAACCTCCGTTGCTTGTCTTGCCCTCACCCTGTCCCTACCCCGTGGGGGGAGTGGCGGACAGAGGGCAGAGCTTGGTCGGTGGATCTTTGGGAGCCCCTGGGGGGGCACCCCCCTGTCCCTAGGAAAGTTTCCCAAAAACGTGGGGGGGGGGAGGGGTCTTCGACGAAATCGGCCGGCGTACAGGTGTTCGACCCGGCCGAATCGAACAGGTGTTCGACGAACGTCTGTTCGGGTACGGGTGTTCGACGTACCTCTGTTCGTTCGCGGATCACCCAGGGTGCTAGCCAGCAGCTAGCGGACGAGTGTTCGACGAACAGGTGTCCGAGCGCTCGAGAGAGCGTGGTGCTCGCGGCTGCAAGCGGTAGGTGACCGGTCAAGCGGAGTGCGACCGGTGAGGCGACTGCCTAGGTAGGGGAGCGTGCGACACAGTGCGCCATGCCCTGTGTCGCTCGCTCTAACCCTCACCATGTCTGTACCCCGTGGAGCATGAGCTCCCAAGTTGCCCTCCTAGCTGGGGCAATGGGTCAGGACTAGGGGTTGCAACCCTGGTTCTGATCTGTATGATGGGTGGTGCGCAACCCCGCGCCATCGAAAGGAAACCATGAGCTACCGCCTGACCTACGAACCGGACACGTCGTCCGATGAGGTGCGAGCACGCGCCGCCGACATCACGCATGCCCCCGACGTCATCGGCTCCTACTCCAGGACCGAAACCGAGGACGGAGTGACGTACGCCGCGACAGGCGGACGACCGAACAACTGGAGCACCGGGCCGCTGGAACACAACCCGCTTCCCCGCACCGAAACACGGGTCACCCGGTCACGCAAGGGACGCTCGTCCTTCAAGCCTGTCGGCCCACGCCCGACGCACATGATCACGACAGGCGACGTGCATCACGTCGACCCCGTGGTCGACATGGTGGCAAGCCTCATCCCGTGTATCGATGAGACGCACGCACGGCATTGCCAGTGCAACATCACAGAGCGCAACCTGATCGCCGCGGCCGACGCACTTCTGAGTCGCGATGACGAGGAATGGCCGCGTCTCATCGGCAACACGGTCACACGGCCGCAGGTGATCGCGGGCGACCGGTCGAGCATGGGCCAGGTCGTCAATGGAGAACGGTCAGCGATGGGCGCCATCGTCGTCAGCAACGGGGATTTGGGCGCATGGTTCGGTCTGGATCTGGCGAACGGATCCGCGGTCACCGACCAGTCCACGAGGCTTGCCTGGCCGACAAGGTTGCGGATCTCCGCGGCGAACCGTCTGCACACCAAGACCCAGCTCGCGAAGGCCAGCGTCGCAGTGCTCGCTGACGGAGTGGACGAGAACGGCCGCAAGCGGCGGGTCATCGGCCGACGCATGGCGGACAGAACCATGCTCGCAGCATTCAGTGACGACGGATGGTTCATCGGCCACGAACACACCGACCAGCCCACAGGGGCCCGCTGGGCCCGCGCCAAGCGCCTCGCACGCCACGCCACACGCATCGCAACCCGTGACGCCGCACGCGCCACCGTGAGGGTCACCACCATGGCCGTCAGCGAGCCCACAGGCCGCACAGGCAAGGTCGAACCGCCCACGGGCCGCAGTGCTGCCAAGCACCCGGAGAAGGACACCCTGACGACACTACGGGCCATGACCGTAGGCCAAACACTCGCAGGCTTGACGAGAACCAGCGCCAGCAGATGGCAAGACCAGACAGGCACCCGCTACAACAGCCACGCAACAGCCGCAATCGCACTCGCCAAAAACATGAGCTGACCAGACAGAGGCGCCGCCCACAAACCGAGGAAACGCCACCCGAAACGGGGCAAGAGCCGCGCCGTCTCTTCCGCGGTCGCGTCGTTGCGGTTTCCGTTTCGCAGGACGTTTCGCACCGGTCTCGCATCGAAGGAGGCCAGGGAAGGGGCGCGTCCCCTTC